TTTCTTGTTCCTTGTAAAGTTTCTTTTTGCAGTTCCGGCTTTGTTTCCGTGAACCATGTCAATGTCCTTGAAAGTCACAACCCGTTGTCCCTTGCACTCTCTAATCTGCATTTCGGTGTTTTCGATTGTGATAACATCATTCATTTCGATAACCTCCTTTATTTATTATTGCCAAAAGGAGGTATACAGTGCTATACTTTATATACACTCCTTATGGCGTGCGGTGGCAACTGTTGTTGATTGGTAGTCTGTGGCAGTTACCGCCTTTTTTTATTTGTTTCTTTGTTCGTACTGAATTTCAATCCCTTGCCTAATTATTTTAGACCTATCAGAATTTTGTTCAGCAGCTAAATAATCTAATTTTTCTACCGTCTCCTTATCCATTCTAACTTGAATTAACTTGTTTTTTGGCTTATCCGTTATCTTTTGTCCCATCTTGGGCGACATTTTTTCTCACTCCTTTCAATTTGTAATTACATTTTGATTTTAACTTTGTAATTACATTTTGTCAAGTGTTTTCTTAAAATTCCCAAAAGAAAAAGCACCGCTTTTCTGCGATGCTCATTCTCTATTGCTTTTTATTCTTTTTCTTTTTTGATTCTATCCTTATTCCGTAATTTCCATGTAAACAGCTTTCACACAAGGGATTGTTATAGACTTCCCCAAAATACTTGTATATTTATACTCCCCTGCTGATTCGCCGTAGAATGTTACAATATCATCTTCAAGGAATTTTCCATCCTTGTTGTCTGGGCTGAGCTTTACAAACACATTATCATCCCATAAACCGTAATCACCTTCCGTAACAGGAATCAAATATTCGGAAGTGCTACTGTCAGAATCTTTCACGACCTGCCTAATTTGTCCGCGGAACTTCACTTTCTGCCCTTCGTATTCGTCTGGTTTCCTTGCCAAATCATCATAGGAAACATCTATGCACTCAGACTTGTACTGCTCAGGCGAAATATTTTCTGAATCGTCTTTTTCCCCTGAACCATCTCCGCCGCCAATCGAAGCAATCGCAATAATAATTAAAAAAATCCATGCAATAATAAATTTCAACTTACCGCCTTGCTTTTTCCGACAATTCGGGCAAATCTTAGCTTTTTTCGGAATATCTGACTGGCAATGTTTGCACTTTTTTACTTCATTTTCTTTGTTTTCCATGGTTAAACTCCTTTTCAATATTATTTTCTCGCTTCAACGTATACCTCATACTTATCAAATTCATTTTCTGGGAATAGCTCAAATTCTTCCGTAACTGTTCCGCCTGCGCTCAGTTTGTAGCTATTATCGTCTAAATATTTGTAATCAGAACCAACTACTTTCCCATTTTTGAAGAAAAATACAGTTGCCTTTACAAATTCCATATCATAGTTTCCTAAGTTTGTAGCAGCAACAAGAACCTTATCCCCTGCTTTGGAGGAAGTTGTTTTCAAATCTGCGGTTGCTGATTTGAAATATGTTTCTTTTTCTGTTTTTAATGTATATGTTGTTTTTGCAGGAACACTATCAAAAATATGTGTCAAGATAGCTGTTTCTCCACTGCCGACAACAGGAGCAGAATCAGACTTTGCCCCGATAGAATTTCCTGCCGCATCCTTTGCAACTACATTGCTTTCAATCCTCAGCGCATCGGGAGAATTATTTGTTACAAGAAGGTCATAATAAAAAGAACCGTATTTCTCATAATAGTATTCTTTTGCGCTTAATTCTGTTGTCTGATTGCTTGTTGTTGGCGTGGTATTCTGCGGCTTTTCGCCAAGATAAACCGTTTTCGTTGCGCCATCCCATGTAACATCTTTACCAACTGCTTCTGCAACTGCTCTGACTGGCAGATACGTTGTGCCGTTGTAGGTAAATGGTTCTTTGCTTGTGTTCAGTTGCTTTCCGTCAATCATAATCTTGATGTTGCTGAATGATACGGGAATACTTGTATTTGCTACTTTAGCAAACGCCACCGTACCAGAACCAAGCACCATGGACGCAACCACCGCACCAAAAATCATGTCTTTTAATCTTTGAAATTTCATATAAAACCCTCCTTTTTGTTTTGTCCTTCCATCATATAACACTAACAAAATTTTTTCAATATTTTTTGCCTTTTTGGTGGGTTTTTGAAATTTTATTTTAATTTTTTTCGTCCCGTATTCGCCCCTATAAGCCGCTTTTTTATTTCGCTCGACCGATTGACCGCCAAAAAAAGAAAATGCCCTCTCACAAGCCGCAGAGGGGCAGAGAAAGCATTTCCTTATTCAGTTTCTCAAGGTCGAATTTTTCAAGCCTTGACAGGTCAAACGCCTGTAATTTTTCTATACATTCTTTTCTCGTTTTTCCGTAAACGCCTATCAGCATACCGCTTTTTTCTTCTGTCACGCCCCAAGAATTTCCAGAGCCGCAGATATAAAAGGCGAATCTTCCACGTTCTACCTTGTACCCCTCAGCCTGCACACGTTCCTTTTTTCGTCCTGTAAGCTGACGGACTGCGAAAAACTTTTCTTTTTTCATGTGGTTATCTCTCCTTTTCTACACAGCCAATCCGCAGAACGTCAAGCCCTGCGGATTCCTTTTTGTTAAAAGTACGCCTTTTCATAACACACTTTCTTTAGGTAATGAATTTTTCTTTCCAATCCGCCGCCTAAGTCCATTGCATAAAGCATTACATTCAACAGAACAGCATTTAACAGTTTTTCATACTGTTTTATCTCCGGCATAGAGTTTAACCACTGTTCCCATTTTTCATGCTGCACATTAGCCGTATGCTCAATTTTTAATAGCGCATCGGATGGTATGTATCCTCCTTTTTCGTCTGCCATCATCAGAGCCGGGAGACTATCCCACGGCTGACGGTCATTCTTGACCGTTTCGGCTCAATCCTCAAAAATTATTTCTGTAAATTCCTTCGGTGTAACAGATTCAATTTCGACGTTTTCTTTTTTCAAATCCGCAAGTCTTTTAGCGTTGCTATATTTTTTAAAATATTTAACGCCATTAAATCCATAGTTTAAAAATACGATGTAAAGCTTTACCATGTTATTTCCTCCTTCGTTGTCCCTTGTTGTTTTCTATGGTCTTATATTATCATATTTAATTAGTAATGTCAATACATAAATGCAAAATTAAATAAAATATTATTTCAAAAATAATGTAAATAATTTAAATTAAGTTTTATATAATAATTGACTTATTCATTGCATTATTGTATCATTTAATTATATCAATAATAATGTGTATTAAATGGAGGTATGCAATCATGGCAAAGAGTGAAAAGGAAATGATAGAAAAATACAAGGCAAGGATGAAAAGACAGAATGAAAAGATAAAGGAAAACTATGACAGAGTATCCGCAACGCTTCCGAATGGCACCATAGACAGAATAAAGGCTTTAGGGCTGACGATTAACGGCGTAATTAATGAAAGCGTGCTTGCATATCTGGACTGCATGGAAGAAGCGCAGGCAGAGGAAGAACAGAACAGCGCAGAATCCGCAAAAATACAAGATTCTACACCAGATACAGAAGTAGCGGAGATTACCACTGTAGAGCCGGAAACGTCAGAACCGCTCAATCCCCTACCCGATGCAGAAACGCCCGCCAGCACGCCAGAAAGCGGCTTGAAACCGCTGACTATTGAGGATATACAAGCCATGTTTGATAACAGGAAAACAGACGAAATCAGACAGGAGGAAGAAAGACAGGAGCGGAAAGAACAGGAGGAACAGGAACGGCGCAAGCTGCTGGCTAATCCAGAATATGCCGCCACCTATGCCCAGCTTATGGCAATGGAGACCGCAGAAAAGGAAAAGAAACGCGCCGAAATGCTCACCAGAGCGAGATTAGAAACATTGTAAACCTGACCGCCAGAAATGGCGGTTATTTTAATTGACAATTTTCTATCTTTTTCGAGATATATTTTTGTGTCTTAAAAAAGCCATATTCCATTGACTTTGTGGCTCAAAAATAGTATGATATATGAAATCAGGAAAGGAGATTGATAAATATGATTAGATTCAAATTTTCGGTTTACGAGGCGTTGGAAACAGCTGGCATTACTTCTTACACTGCTATTAAATATGGGGTATTTTCGCAAGAAACATGGCGGAAAATTAAGAAAAATGATACAAATATCAGTATGAAAACGTTAAACAATATTTGCAAAATCCTAAATATGCAGCCAGAACATTTAATCGAATACGTTCCAGATGATAATTGACAACTGTATATCTGGGAAAATCTAGCTTACTTTAGACACCGATACCCCATACAAGCATCTGTATCTGTAAGGGGTTAAAAAGAATGTAATCTAGTATTTTACTTCATACAGTAAAACCAATGAAATTTAATATATTCAAGAATGAAATCTTAAAAAGAATTTAAGTACGTAGTAATATATTAAATCTTAAAACAAATACAGAAACCGATTAAATCATAAAAAACAAAATTCCCTATTGACAACATGATTAAATTTTTGTATCATATCCCACAAGAAAGAAAATTGAATTTAAAAGGCATCCAGCTAACGCCGTTGCTCTGGATGACCTGAACGGCAAGGACGGCACCTCAATTATTGATTAAGATACCAACACGCCACAGAATGAGAGTAAAATCTTTTTCTGTGGCTTTTTTAATTTACCGCAGCAGGAACGAGGAAGGAGGCGCGGAGCATGGAAAATAAAATTTACGATTCAGAAATCGAGGCGTGTCTAGATTCGTTTTGTGCCGAAAAGGGAATTACAGACATGTCCAAGGAATCCCAGAGCGTCTGGAATGCCGCCCTAATGTATATTAAAAAAAATGTATTCCCAGACACAAAACAGTTAAAATCTAGTATTTTATTCAAAAATGGTATAGGAGCAATGAGCAATTGTAATGCCTATGACTATGAGCTTGTAGACCATATCTGTGATATATATATTTATCTATCCCTGATGAACGATAAAGAAGTATCTATCAATGGTTTTAGTTTTTTAACAGGGATAAGTAGAGATGCAATAAAAGAATGGGGAAATGGTAATAAAAAACTAAGTGATAAAGCTTTCAAAATTTACAAAAAGCTAGTAGATGTAAGGCTTGAGAGTTTATCGGGCAAACTAGCCACAGGAAAGCAGAACCCTGTAGGCGTTATCGCAATCCTAAATCACTTTTACGGTTGGAACAGCCCATATGCGCCAGATGCTAACAGACATCGCACCGCCCTATCAGCTGCCGAACTTCCAAGACTAAACGAGGTTAAAACTGTTGAAATTGCACAAGATGCAGACAGATTGACGGACAGCGGAAACGAATAAATCAATATCTAGTTTAAAATAAATTCTTGACACAATATATTGATTTAAAACTATTCGCATAACTATCATTTTGCGAATAAATACAGAAAATTATAGCCAATGCGGATGAACAGCGGTTGTTGCGGCTTGGATGATTCCGCCGTTGAGAATGGACGGGGGTGGGGGTCTGGATGGGATTAGAAAAAGACCCTACTTAGTCCCACAAATATCCGCAAAAACAAAAAGCCCCTATCTTGCATAAAGGAGTGAACAATATGCTTTCTTTAAACCCATTTAGAAGAATTAAGGATTTAGAATTCGATGTCGATGTGCGAGACCGTACAATCGAAAATCTGAAAAAGGAGATTGAGGAATTAAAATCTCCTACAAGACCAAAGTATCATCCAAATGTAACCTGTACTGACTGCGAATATTTCATTGTTGAGGACTACGGAAACGTAGTTTGTAAAGGCTATTATTGCAGACTCAATAATAACTGCGAAGATTACACTTTGAAAGAGCAAGTAGGCGGTGTTACATATGTACGATGAAAAAGAATGTTGCGGTAAGTGCAAATATGCCAGTATAGACCATGAGCTGCTTTTTACTTGCAATAACGAGGATAGTGAATATTACACTGATTACACGGAATATGATTATGGCTGTGATTATTTTGAACCGAAGGAGTGAACAGAATGAGAATTTTAAGCCAAGATAGAACAGCTTCCATTGATGAAAGTGGAGTATCACTGTTAGTAGTTAAAAATTATGTCAAGGCCATCCTTAACGATATAACACTCAAGTCTATTGTTCTCGGAGAATATAGGAACGAAGATCGAGCAATGGAAGTGCTTGCAGAGATTCACGCTCTGTATGAAGAACTCCCCTTCTCTGGCAGTACAGTTTTTTATATGCCAAAGGAGTGAGCATGATGATAACGATTATTAGTCAAGATAGAAAGCATTCTGTTGGCAAGGATAAATTTCATAGAATAGATATTTTTAGACACGGGAAAGAAATCATTGCAGAAAAAGATAGGGAGCGAATACTACTTGGTCGCTATACGAAAACAGAGCGGTCTTATGAAATATTCCAAAAATTATGCCTTGTCATAAGGAAAGACATTCCGAATTGTGGTGACTTTTTCTATATGCCGAGATATTAAACTCTGATATGTACCCTGTTTGTTGCGCTTGCCTTTGAGCGGTTTAGTTCATGACTGTACGGCGATTATGGCAAGAAACAAGGCGGCTATAGACGCTGATTTTCGGACGCAGGGTCTTATATATGCACCAGTAGTTTAATGGCAGAACAGAAGTTTTCCAAACTGCGGAAACGGGTTCGATTCCCGTCTGGTGCTTTTCATCGGGTTTTTGGACATTTTTCCCGATGGATAACACAACCTTTCACCCACTAGGGGAATCCTGTTAAGAGCCATCGCACGGCTCGGTGGGTTTTTGGCTTGTATGCCGATGGGGACTGGCAACAAGACCAAACACCAACTTCATATTTGGGGCGTTTTAACGGCATCACGCCCCACTCTGGATTCTTAGCTCAGTTGGTTAGAGCATCCGGCTCATAACCGGACGGTCCTCGGTTCAAGTCCGAGAGAATCCATTTGCGGTCTTTCGGTATCGTGGTTTATCGCAATCATTGATTCTGCTGACTGACCGTATATAAAACCTACCCTTCAAAAATCGACAAACCCCTGTCAGTCCGTTTTTCTGGTTTCGTGACTGACATTAAACTCAAAACTGAAAAATCAGGGATTTGCCAACATACCGAAACGGTTATAACGGCGTGGTCTTGAAAACCATTGTGTCGGTTAGAATCCGACATGGGGGTTCAAATCCCTCTGTTGGCGTTAGGGTTCACGATGAAAACCTTACTCGCAACCTTATGGGTTAAAATCGTTGTAAAAATGCGTGTGCCGAAAGCAGTCTTTTAGGTCTGCGATAAAGCGGACTTGCCCCGGGTTATTAGCCTGCGAGTAGGCGTAGGATAATTCAAAATTGAATTATGGTAGATGGTGGCGGAATAGGTATACGCTGGGAGTTCCCATTATGAATAATAATGCCCAGAAAGCACTCTCAAAGGGACACAGGGAGATAAGTCTTTCATGCGTGGTGCAAATCCACGCCCATCTAAGAGGTCTGGTCGCACCAGAATAGAGTGTTGGTTGCGTGAATCCCACTTGAATTAAAAAAATGCCGATGGCAGATTGGATGTCACCCTTTCTGCCTATCGGAGACGCACACGTTATCCCGATTATTTGATTGAAAACGAAAGGCGGTGTTTGCAATGGCGCAAGGCGTAAAAACCATAAGCAAGAAAAAATTCTTTGAAGCATTTGAATCGTTCTGTAGCGGTCGGATGACACTGTCCAAAGCTGCAAGATATATCGGTATTAGCGTTCCTACTGCATCAAAGTACTTCAACATGTACATAAAAGGTGAGCCATTCCCAGATACGCTGTTCGGGACTGACGAAGACCAAGAACAACTGGAGAAATTTCTCAAATTTAAAGAGGAGTTGCGAAAATGAGTGATTGCGATTTAAGAACTTGCAGATACAACAAAGACGGCAAATGTACTGATGCTGACAACCGAAAAGAATGTGTTAAAATTGCAAAACTGGTATTATGCAAGGATTTTGCCTATGAGAGAGAAGTCGATAACAGGTAAATACATAGGAAACGCCATAGGATATTGCCACTGTAAGGCTCATACTGGGGCGTTAAACAAGGAACTTGCTTACAAGCATAAATGTATCGCTAAACGGTGTAAATGGCTTGAGAAGTACAATGATGAGGCGTGGAGAAGGAAAGAAAGGTATGTGAGATAATTTGCAGTCATGGCGTAATGGTATCGCAGCGGATTGCTAATCTGTCCATCAAAATGATGTGTAGGTTCGATTCCTACTGACTGCGTCAAGGAAGGAGAGTATGATGCATATGAAAAAAAGAATTATTCGTCTGTTCACAATCGCTTGTATTTTGGTTTGCACAATAATTGGAGCAACTGGTTGTTCAACCATTGAAAGAGCAGCTGTAAACATTAAAAGCGATATATCTGGAGGGTTGCAGAGAACCATTACTGTGTATACAGCAGATGGAAAGGAAATGGCAACCTATGAAGGGAAAATTGATATCGAGACCACCAGCGGCGGTTATGTTAAATTTGATTTTGACGGGAAAAGATATATTTATTACAACTGCTTTGTGGAAACCATTGCAGACATAAACTAAAAACAATTACCGACTAACAATTGGAAGTTAGCCGCTAACCCTAAACATCTGAGGGCAAAGGATTTTTGCACCTTTGCTTATTTGAGCGGAGGTGCTTTTTTTAATGGCAAGTTTTGAATTGATAAGTGCCGTACAGGACTACGAGAAATACATAGAAACAAATGGAATCAATGAGCAGGTTATTGATGCGTATTGCGAAGCTGCCAAAACCGCTGCTACGAATGAGAAGGATATTGAGTACGGTCTTAAAATCTCAAAAAGGTGTAAGGAAATCATTGAAACCTTTTGCGTTGATACTTCTGGAGGCACAATTTGGGATTTAGAAAAATACGCTTTCAAAGAAAAAGTAAGCTATGAAATTATAGAAAAATTTTATTCCGTCTTACTGATAGAAGCGCAGAATAAGGTTGTCGATAGTTTCTTTCGTTATATCGAACACAAAAGAGAACCGAAGGAGCGGTTTTATATGCCGAGAAGAAAACAATTTTTGAAAATCGGGCTAATGGATGCACTACAAGGGATGATTGATGATAGGTATGATATTTTGTGCATCAGCCTAATTCCTGGCGCTGGGAAAGCGCAGCCATTGTATTCAAAAATTCTTACACCAGATGGATTCATTCAAATGGGCGATGCGAAAGTCGGAACTAAAATAATCGCAGGAAATGGAGAAACTGCAAATATCATAGGCATATACCCACAAGGGAAAAGAAAAATATACGAAATTACGCTTGAAGATGGTTCAAAATGCAGATGTTCGGATAATCACTTGTGGAATGTCAGATACAACTATTTTGGAAATAAAACAACTGAAAAAGTAATAGAAACAAAAGAGATGCTTGTAAATCCATACAAATACCTTATTCCTGTAACAACAAAATCATTAAATAATAGATTTTATCTGAGAGTTGGAGCGATTCAGTATAAAGGAGAAGAAGAGTGTCAGTGTATCATGATTGATAATCCGTGCCACTTATATATCACCGATGATTATATTGTCACGCACAACACAACGATTGAGAAGTTTTTCAACGCTGCGGTCATTGGTTGGTTTCCGAAAGACTTTAACCTCTTTTATTCTCATAGTGGGGATATTACGAGGATGTATTATGATGGCGTATACGATATTGTCACGAACATAGACGATTACGCATGGAACGAGATATTTCCAAACCTACACGTTACCAGTACAAACGCAAAGATGGAGCAGTTTAACGTAGGAAAATATAAACCCTTCCCTTCTGTTCAATGCACATCCGTAGGCAGCAAAAATGCCGGTAAAGTAAGGGCATCTAAATTTCTGCTTGTTGACGATATGATAGGCGGTATCGAAGAAGCAATGAACCCTATGATACTTGATAAACTGTGGAATAAATACGCAGTCGATGCGAGACAGAGGAAAATACAGGATTCCGAAGGCAAAAACTGCAAGGAAATACATATTGCTACACGATGGTCTGTGCATGATGTTATCGGGCGTATTCAAAATATGTATGAAGGAAATCCGAGGGTTAAAACCATAGCAGTACCAGATATTGACCCGATTACGCAAGAAAGCAATTTCGATTATGAATTTTCTGGGTTTACAAAAGAATTTTTTGAAGACCAACAGTTGCTGATGGACGATATTTCTTATCGTTGTCTGTATAAGCAGGAGCCTATTGAGCGTGAGGGATTGGTTTTCCCTGAAGACAAGATACGAAGATACCTAAATCTCCCACATGGCGAACCAGAAATTATTACCGCACAGTGCGACACGAAGGGAAAAGGCACAGACTATTTTGTCCTGCCAATCCTGCAAAAATACGGTGATGACTACTACTGCGTGGATTGCGTTTGCGATAATACCGCAGATTATGAAATGCAATATGAAAACGCCGCAAATGCTATTGTCAATAATGGAGTACAGGAGTGCGAATTCGAGCGAAACGCAGGCGGAGACAGGGTTGCTATGGAAGTGAATAAACGTGTAGAGGCTAAGGGTTGGATTTGCAATATTACAGATACGCCTACCGAAACGAACAAAGAGGCAAGGATATTCCAGTGTTCCAACTGGATATTGCAACACGTTATTTTCAAGGATGAATCCATGTATTCCCCGAAAGAGCCTTATGGAGTAATGATGTCACTTTTGAAACGGTATTCTGTAAGTAGCAAGAAACAGCTTGATGACGTTCCGGACGTTTTTTCCAACTTTGCGGTAAGAATCACAAAGGGAAACAGGATTGCGAAAGTAGAGGCAACCAGAAATCCGTTTAGAGGGGGCGTATATTATTGACAAAGGAAATATTGAAGCAATACACAGACCTCCAACAAGAATGCGACGAGGTAAGAGAAAAAATATCAACTCTTGAACAGCAGATTATAAAAATAGAGCAGGAAGGAACTGTTCTTGACAAAGTATCTGGCGGTGTTGGCGGATTGGAAACATTTGTCATTGAGGGCTTCCCCTATCCAGAATATAACAGAAAAAAAGCGTTGCTTTATTCAAGGAAAGCAACATTATGCGAACTTGAATTAGAGTTGTTGGAAACGATAAACAAAGTCGAAGCGTTTATAGCTGATATAAACGATAGCCATATGAGGCGAATTATCCGACTTAGATTTATTGATGGTCTTTCTTGGGCTGATGTTGCAAGAAGGGTTGGAGGCAATACTGAGTATAGTGTAAAGAAAATGTTCTATCGTTTTCTTGAAAAATGAGAAGTTGTCCCCAATGTCCCGAAAAAATCTGCTATAGTTATAATAAAGAATAATGCGAACAGACAAACACTGGTGCTTGCCGGTGTTTTTTGTTTTGTCTTTTTTTCGGAAAGGAGGTGCTTTATGAATAGTAGAACACTTCAAGATATTCTGCATGGACGCTATGGCAGGAAAGTAACGTATACGGACGCAGAGAAGATAACGCCAGATAACATCATAAGTGTACTTGGCAAGTGCATAGGTATTTTCAATCTCAATAAAACAGCGATTGATTACCTCTGGCACTACTACAAGGGAGACCAACCGATACGTTATCGTCAGAAGATTGTGCGTGACGATATTATAAATAAGATTGTGGAAAACCACGCCTATGAGATTGTACAGTTCAAGGTCGGTCAGACCTACGGCGAACCTGTACAGTTTGTTAGCCGCAAGGATGATGAGCGGATAAACAAGGCTGTAGATATTCTGAATGATTACATGGTTGATGTTGATAAGCAGTCAAAGGATATTAAGTCTGGAGAGTGGCAGTCGGCAACAGGCACTTCCTTTAAGGCAGCTCAGTTTTCGGATGGAGATATAAAATTTCGCATTGTATCCCCCACTCCGTTAAATACCTTTGTTATTTACAACCGCAGCACAGAAGAACCGATACTGGCTGTGCAGGAATTGAAAAATAAGAATGGCGAATGGTATAAATTGTGCTTCACTGAAACACATTCCTGCGAAATACATAATTCGGAGGTTACGAATTGGAAACTTCATGCTTTCGGCGGCATACCGATTGTGGAATACCCAAATAACCATGAGAGGTTGTCGGATATTGAGCTTGTCATTGATATCCTAGATTCCATAAACAACATGCAGTCAAACCGCATGGATTCTATTGAGCAGTTCGTTCAGTCATGGGTGAAATTCGTAAACTGTGATGTGGATAGCGAGACATATCAGAAAATGAAACAGCAAGGCGCGCTGGTAGTCAGGTCTAATAACGGAGAAAACAAAGCCGATGTCGATATCATGACACAGGAACTGAACCAGACAGAATCACAGGTTGCAAAGGATGACCTTTGGGATAACGCCCTTTCTATCCTCGCAATCCCAAATAAAAACAATAATAACTCTGGCGGTGATACGCAGGGTGCGGTACAGCTTCGTAACGGATGGGACTTCTCTAAGACAAGGGCAAAACTGAAAGACCCTATCGTAAAAGCGGCAGAGAAACGCCTTGCAAAGGTAGTGCTAAATATCATTCGCATTAAGCATGATGATTTGGGCATTACTTCAAGGGATTTCGATGTGCAGATAAATCATAGTCCGCAGGATAATATGTATACAAAATCACAGACGCTATACCAACTGTTGCAGGCAGGAATACACCCTCTTATTGCGGTTAAAACAGTTGGTCTGTGGGGAGATTCTGAAAAAACATTCCTTCTTTCAAAGCCGTATATGGATGCTTTGTGGCAGACAGCGGAAGAAAAAGAAGAACAGGAACGAAAGGCAGCGGAGATTGCAAAACAGTCTCAAACGGTTGCAGAAGAATAAAGAGGTGGTTTCATGTCAAGAATCCCGAATGACGAATTGCATACAGAGAAAATTGTATATGAAACCTATTTCGGCGAAATGGAAATATCTGACGAAGAAAAGGAAGAACGGCTTGAGTTGGCAAAAGAACTTGAGCCGATTTTTATTTATTTTTTCTATGCTTTCTTGGAACAAGAAGGAAATGAAGGAGATTTCATTCAAAGTCTTTCCGCAGAATACGAAAAGGCGGCGTTGAAGTTTCTAAAGGTCAGAGAACCACCAGCATACATAAAAGAATATTCGGAGAAAATCACAGAAGATATTATCCGAACAACGATTGAAAATAAGGATACTCCCTATTTTACATCTGTTGAGCGTGCCATGAATATTGCGGCGAATGAAGCAAATACCATCGGCAACTACCGAGAATACACCAGAATGGTTAAGCAGGGCTATAAATACAAAACATGGATAACCATGCTTGATGACAAGGTGCGGCATACGCACGCAGAAGCAAACGGATACAAAGTCGGTATATTCGATTCTTTTCAAATAGGTGCATCTGAAATGTCCTTCCCTCGTGACTACTCTTTAGGTGCGAGTGCGGAAGAAATTGTAAATTGCAGATGTAGCCTGAAATACACGAAAACTTAAACAGTCCTTGTGGGCTGTTTTTTGTTTACAAAAATAAGCAGCTATGCGGTAAATAGCAAACTCAGCAGGTGCGACCTGCGGCAACAAAAGCGTGAGTAAAAGGACAGGAGGTAATAACCATGAAACGAGAAGATGTGCTGAAACTTTTCCCAGATGCAACTGATGAGCAGATTACCAATTTGCTGAATCAAAGCAACAAGGAAGTGTTGAACGAAAAAAACAAAATCGCACAGTACAAAGAAAAAGCCGATAAGGCAGACGAATTACAGGCGAAGATTGACGAATTGGAATCCAATGGTCTGTCTGAAACTGAAAAAGCAAACAAAGCGTTAGAGACAGCAAACGCCAGAATCGCAGAGCTTGAAAAGGCACAGACATTGGCAAACCAGAGAACAGCGGCGGCTGAAAAATTCAAAGTAACCGCTGAACAGGCGGCACAGATTGTGAAGGATGACGGCACATTTGATTATGACGTTCTTGGTCAGATTATCTCTGATAAAGAAACGGCTGCTGCCAAAGCCAAAGAGGAGGAGATTGCAAACAATTCCACTAACCCTAACGGCAGTAATGGCGGCGGCGAAACACAGACGGAGGCTGAAAAAATCGCAAAAGACATCGGCAGTAAATGTTCCGATGCAAATAAAACGGCAGAATCCGTATTGAAAAATTATATGTAAGGAGGATGAAAAAATGAAGTTCAAAGAATCAAGCGTAACTACGCAAAAGGAAATTTTGAAAAGAAAACTCGGTGGTGAATTGTTCACGCCTGTCACTTTGGACGCATCTGTGTTTGCAGATGGTGTTTGCAAGGCTGGGAATCCTATTTCCGCAGAGGGGAAAAAGGTAAATGGTGGAAGCGGTGATTCGGCGGCAGTCGGTATTCTGCTTTATGACGTGTATGATTCTAACCCTAACGGAACTATCATCAAGGCTTTTGCTTGTGTAAACGAAGCAAATGCGAACGCGAACGCAGGAATTACGATTGCGGAGGCGGTAAAGACGGCACTGCCACTGATTGTATTTGAATAAGGAGGTGCAAAAGGAATGAATATCAGAGATGTATATAACGCAAAGGCGATTGCCCTTGTGCAGACAGAGGTTGCGAGTAACAGAATCCCCTATCTGGGTGAAGGTCTGTTCCCCGCAAAAAAGAAAATGGGTCTTGACTTGAAATGGATTAAAACGTCAAAAGGTCTGCCCGTTTCTCTGTCTCCTTCCAATTTTGATGCAAACTCTACAATCAGAAGTAGAGAAGGCTTCATTGTTAAAGAAACTGAAATGCCGTTCTTCCGTGAATCTATGCTTATAAAGGAATCAGACGAGCAGGAAATCATGCGTGTGCAGGATTCTTCCGACCCTTACGCAGCGGATGTTTTGAGCAAAATCTTTGACGATGCAAACACTCTGATTGAAGGTGCAAATGTTGTTCCGGAAAGAATGATTATGCAGTTGCTCTCCCCTGCCGATGGTTCTCCTAAGATTTCCATTGAGGCAAACGGCGTCACGTACGGATTCAATTATGACCAAGACGGAGAGTACAAGAAAACAAACTTTGCGGAGCTGACTGAAACAACTGACAAGTGGTCTGATACTGAAAACTCTGACCCTCTCGACGATGTTTCTGTGGGAATGGATTCTGTTGAAGCAAAAACAGGCGAAAGACCTTCTATTTTGATTGTTTCCAGAAAGACCATGGACTATCTGAAACAGAACAAGAAAATCAAATCCGCAATTTTGTCGCAGAATGCAACGGCAAATATCTTCATGAACGATAACAGGGTAAAGGAAATCTTCTCTACTGAATTGGGCGTAAATATTATCGTTTACTCCAAGCAGTACAAAAACGAAGAAGGAACAGTTGCTAAATTCTATCCGGATGGTTTTGCAACACTGATTCCTAACGGACCACTGGGTAACACATGGCGCGGTACTACACCAGAAGAGCGTACTCTGATGGTAAGCAAAGATGCGGATGTATCCATTGTCAATACAGGTGTTGCAGTTGCGGTAACGGTTTCTAATGACCCTGTGCAGACAAAGACAACCGTATCCGAAATTGTACTGCCCTCTTATGAGAGAATGGACAGCACCTATGTTATTAAATGCTACTAAAAAGGAGGTCGGTTAAATGAAATTCGACCACAAAGTAAAACATAACGGCATCTGGTATGAGCCTTTCGAGGAAGTTCCAGATTCTAATGGCAAGAAAGCCTATACAAAAAGCGAAATCGCGCGCATGCCTGTCGATGAACTGCGACAGTTGGCGTTGAAGGTTGGCATTGGTGGCGCAGCTGAAATGAACGGCACAGAGTTGAAACAGTATATCTTGTCTGCGTTTGGCATGTAAGGGGAGTGATTGCTTATGGCTGATTACAGCATTTTAGAGCAAGTAAAAATCAGACTGCGGCAGTTTCACGTTGACGAGGACGATACTGTGGTATTCGACCGAAAGGAAGAAAACCCACTCTTAAATCAACTGATAGAGCAGGCAAAAAAAGAGATTGCCATAAAGCGTATGTATCCAGATACATACTCGGAGGATGATATTGCGGAGGATTTGAAAAGGTTTGAGAACAATATCGTTGACTTGGCAGTATATGACCGCTCACAGGCAGGAGAAGCCTACATGGCAAGCTATTCTGAAAACGGAGTGAGCCGTTCTTGGAAGAATAGAGAGGATTTGTTCTTTGGCGTATACCCGTTTGTAAAGGTTCTTTAAAGGGGTTGGTATCGACCCCTTTAGTCGTTTTTGGTGCGTTGCTGTTTCAAAGTGTAAAGTATAGTTTCAATAATTCTATAGAATAATGAAAGTTTAATCGAAAATAAATGAAATTTAATTAAATTTTCCGCTTAATTTTCAATTAAATTCGATAAATTTCTATTTCTTAACGAAACGGCAGCAGGGGTGCATCGTATTATGTGGCGGTGGGCTGATGCACAATTATTAAGCAGAAAGGCGGTACAGAAATGCAAGTCGAAATAGCATACCTCATAAGTATAGTATCTTTGGCATTTTCCGTCTTTTTCGGGTTGAAAAGTAGCAAGCATACAGACACAAAGGATATTGAGGAGCGTGTGAAGGATAACACCAGAATCAATATGAAACTGGATGCTATCGCAGGAACAACACAGGAAATAAAGTCGGAAATATCCACAATGAGAGAAGAAATCAATAAGCACAATGATAAGATTATCAAGTTGGAGCAGAGCCTTAAATCTGCACATCATAGGCTTGATACTCTTGAGGAACGAATGAATCATGAGTAGGTGGTTTTCAAATGCTCGATATTAACAGACAAAAGATGTTCTATGCAAAACAAATCGGTCAAGTACCTGTATATGATACGGACGAGGATGGGAATTTGAAATACATCACTGTGGACGGAAACAAAGTGCCGATAGAAACAGGGGAATACACAACGGGATACGATGTGCCAGTCCCCTTCTATGCTTCAATCAGTAACAAATTGAACGAATCTCTTATTAAGGAGTTTGGCGTTGATAATTCAACAAATTTCGTTCAGATTGTCGATGACAAGGGAAAACTTCCTTTGTCTGTCGGGGACTTGGTGTGGAAGAAATCAGCGGTGCAGTATAAAGCGGCAATGGTCGATAAGACAAGCTGTGATTACATTGTCAAGGGAGTTGCGGATGAAGGTCTGACGGTTGATTTGTTTCTTTTGCAAAAGAATGTAAAGTAGGTGTTTCTATGTCTAAAAAAATATCAATCAACATCATGTCCAATAAGTCCATCCAGAACGCCGTAAAAGAGGTTGAGAACTACGCATATAGTTTGACCGATAAATGTAACGAGTTTGCGAAAAAACTTGCTCAAATCGGCGTACAGACCGCCAAAATGAAGGTTGCTCAATACGATGCCGTTTATACAGGAGAACTTCTTAGCAGTATCAATTATGAGCAAGGGGCGGTCATTAAAAAAGGCGCAACGTGGATTGTATACACTGGTTGTCCTTGGGCGAAGTTTGTTGAGTTTGGTACAGGCGTTGTCGGGAAAGAAAATCCGCACCCAGATACAAGCATTGTAGGTTGGAAGTATGACATAAATAATCATGGCGAAAAAGGATGGTTTTACTTTCGTGACGGCGAATGGCACTGGACAAAGGGTATGCCCTCTCGCCCGTTTATGTATGAAACTTCCATGGAATTAGCAGAAAAGATTGCGGAGGTTGCAAAGGAGGTGTTTGGTTGAGTGATAATTCATGGGCTTATGATATTGGAACGGTTGTGTTCTCAATCGTAAAGACAAAATCAAAGCCAAAATTAGAGCCGAAATATCCGACCATATACTTCACAAGCAACGGAAAGAAGTTAAGTGATGCTATCTTCCCTACCGTCTATATTCATCGAATGGCGGCGGCAGAGCGTGGAGCAGACCTTGAGGGGCTTTCCATAAACGCAACCTTGGAAACCTTCCAAGTCGATGTATTCACAAATACAAACCAGTCGGATGTAGGCAGAATAATGTCTGTTGTAGCAGATGTATTCAAGGAAATGCGGTTCAAGATTATCGCCCTTCCAGAATTTAATGAGGGAGATACATACAGAAGTACCGCAAGATTCCAAAGGACAATAGGAGCAAATGACAGTTTAACGTGATAAAGCCGTAAAGGGCTTTATTTTTTTTATGCAAAAAAGGAGGAATGAAATATGGCAGTAGCAGGAATTTCCAGTTTGGGAATCACATTCGGTTATGGTGTGGAAACCACAGCAGGAACAAAACCGACAAGTTTTAAAAAGCTGACAAGAATAAATACTATCGGTGGCATTACTATTGAGCCAGAACAGATTGATGCTTCCGCACTGGAAGATGAAATTACAAGATATGTTAAGGGCAGAGCTGACACAGGCGGCTCTTTCAATATCACTGTAAACCTTACAGATGATACCAGAAAAGAATGGGAGGGTCTGATTACAGAATACAAGGGTCTGACAGGTGGCAAAAGAATGTGGTTTGAAACAATCGTTCCAGGTTTTGAAAATTCTTTCTTTGTTGTGGCACAGCCGCCAGAGCAGATTCCACAGCCAGAAATCAGCCAGAACGAACTTTTGACAGTTGAAATGCCACTGACGATTGAGGAATATAAGGGCATGGATGCTACGGTTGCGTTCTCGGGGGAATAAAACGCTATTCGCAGAATGAACAGGCTGTGACGGATAGCGAAGAAAACGCCAATTCAGCCGAGTATTACTACTAATAAAACTTAAGGGGGATGGAGAAAAAACCATCCCTTTTTTATTTGTTCAAAAAAAAGGAGATATGCAAATGAAAAACTTTACCATTAACAGAAAAGTGTATAAGGCAAAAGAGTTTGATTTTAACCTTGTTTGCGACTTGGAGGATGAAGGTATTTCTCTTGATGTCATGCAGGATAAACCTATGTCCATGATGAGAGCGTATTTCGGTATCTGTGCTGGCATTGGCAGAAATGCGGCTGGGGAAGAAATGCAGAAACACATTGTTTCCGGTGGAAGTTTTGAGGAAATGGCAGAAGCTATGTCTGATGCTATGGAACAGTCTGATTTTTTTCGGTCTGCCAACAAGACAACGGAAGCGGAAACTGCGGAAAATCAGAGCGAAGCGGAATAAGAAAAAACTACAAATCGTTTCGTGAGTTGTTGACTGCTGAATGGTTCCCACAGGCATACTCTATCGGGGTTTCGTGGGATGAATTTTGGAGAATGAATCCAAGGATATTATCTGCGATTGCAGAGGGATACAACCAACGTGTCAGAAACGCAGATTACATGAATTGGATAAACGGTCAGTATACGCTTGCCGCCGTCACTGTCGGCGTAGAGCGAAATTTGGCAGGAAGAAAAGCGAAATCCGAATATCCAAAAAATCCGTTCTTTGAAGAAATCGAAAAGCAGAACAAACCTCTTTCTGATGAAGAATTGCAAAAGCAGCGTGAATTGTTTGTTGAGCGTTTGAAAACCATGCAGTCTAACTTTGAAATCTCTCACGGAAAGGTGGTGGAAATGAATAATGAGTGAAATAGATAAACTTGAAATAAAGATTGTTGCGGATGCCGCCGATGCGGAAAAGTCTGTCAAAAAGCTAAGCAAGACTATTGAAGGTATCGGGAAAACAGGAGATTCTACAAAGCAAATTCGTGAAATTAAATCTGTTTTGGAGAGCATTAAAACGCCAGAAATAGAGATTAACGGCATAAAAGAATTTGCGAAACAAGCAAGAATCATAGCGCATAACTTTTCAAAAGCCGCAAAAAGCGCAAAGGAAATCGGTGCTTCGTTAAAAGGCGTGAATCTCGGACAACTCACAAAAAAGACAAAAAAAGAATCTGCACCTGTTGAAGATTATAGTCATTTGAAGGACATTCCTATTTTTGATATGGGCAAGCAGATTAACGGTAAGCCAATACAGGATGCCGCAAAATCTATGTCTGATTTAACGAGCGAAACGAGCAGTGCTGTTTCCGTTGCAGGACAGCTTGCTGCCACGATGGAACGTGTTTCTGAAAACGCTGCAAAAACAGACAGATTTTCCGGAATAGAAAAAGAGATTTCAAAAAATCTTGGCATGACAGGCGTTCTGGATATTGATAATGGGAAATTCGCTGAAACCATAGAGGAATCAAAAAGCCTTATCAATGGATTTAGAGTTGACTTAGAAAAACTCGGACTTAGCGAAATCAAATTTCCGGAAATCGAAAAGGCAGAACGAGAATTTAAAAATATGGAAAATACGGTTAGAGTTCTGACCGAAACCATAGAAGAATTGAAATCGTCTGGTGCAAATGCAAAACAGTTAAAGCCGCTTGAAAAGCAGTTGGAGAGAATAAGCCAAAAATCAAAAATAGCAAATCTTAATCTGAAAGATACTATTGCACTTGCACGCTCTAAAATACCGAACATTCAAGAGGGTTTGCAGGAAAATCAGAGTAAAAAAACGCAACGTGAAGGAACGAGGAAACGCTCAAATAAATCTCGTGGTCGTTCATCCGGTGGGCTTTTTGGTCGATCTGGCGGTCGCAATAGTTTTTCTTTGCCAAAAATGGTTGGTATGTCTGTACTGTACTCCACTGTATTTCAGCTGATTGGTACCATACAGTCTGCATTTGCAGAGGGTATACAAAGTTTAGCGCAGTACAGCCAATCGGTAAACGCCAACATTTCCTCTATGATGTCCGCTTTAATGCAGTTGAGAAACGCATTTGCGGCGGCATTTGAGCCTATTCTTTCTGTTGTCGCACCCTACCTTGCTACTTTCATTAGTTGGCTTGCGAAGGCAATCAATATGTTGGGGCAATTCATTGCGGCACTTACGGGCAAAGGGTATGCGGTACAGGCTAAAAAAGTGCAGATGGACTACGCGAAAAGTCTGCAAAAAACGGCAGGCGGCGCAGGAAAAGCGGCTAAGGCATTAAAGGAAATGCAGGACTATACGCTTGGATTTGACGAATTGCACATCATAGATACCAAGCAGAACGATAGCGGCGGTGCTGGTGGCAGTGGTGGTGGCGGTGCAGGAGAACTTCTCCCTACCGATATGTTTGAAACGGTTGAGATTGATTCCAAGATAAAGGGTCTTGCTGACAGAGTAAAAGAAGCATTTAAAACGGGGGACTTTTACAGTCTTGGTGCTGATTTGGGGAAAAAATTACAAGATGCGCTCGGCAGTATCGACTGGGATGCAATATATAAAAAGGCAGACAAATTCGGAACAGGATTGGCAAGTTTTTTGAATGGCTTAATATCTCCAGACACTTTTTCTGCTTTAGGAGCAACAATAGCAGGAGCTTTGAATACTGCATTGCATTTCCTTGATTCGTTTGGCACTAAATTTGATTGGTCTAATTTCGGGCTGTCCATAGCAGCTGGAATTAACACGTTTTTCTCCACTTTCGATTTTGTCCTTGCCGCGGATACGGCTAATAAATGGATAAACGGTATTTTAACCACATTGATAAAAGCCGTACAGGGTACAGATTGGGCAATGATAGGAGAAAAAATTGGAACATTCATAAAGGAAATTGATTTTGTCACCATTCTGTCCAATATCGGAACACTGATATTTGAAGCAATAACAGCGGCACTTAAAGCGTGGAATGGTTTTGTTGATGTTGCGCCGATAGAATCAACTATCATAGCCGCTGTTGCGTTATTGAAGTTTACTGGTCTGGGTGCTTCAATAGCCAAAGCAATCGCAGCACAGATAGCAGGCTCGGAGATTGTTACTGGTATAGGAACTGCTATTGCTGGTCTTGGACCGAAGATTGCAGGATTTATATTAAGTCCTTGGACGCTTGCCATAGGGGCGGCTATATTAGCCGTTTTTATGACTATAAAGCATTGGGATGAGATAAAAGAGTTTCTTGCGAAGTTGTGGGATGGTATTAAGAAAACAGTAGTCGAAGTATGGGACTCTATTAAAAATTTCTTCAAAACAACATGGGATGAGATTGTAAGCTACTACCCAGAGAAATGGAATGAATTAAAGACGGCAACCTCTGAATTGTGGGAAGCCGTCAAAACAACCATTTCTGAAAAATGGACTGCAATTAAGAATTTCTTCACGGAAACAATACCGCAGATTATAAGTGATATTGTTGGTTGGTTCTCTGAATTGCCATCTAAAATTGGCACTGCAATTTCAACTTTAATATCCTCCATCTTCCCTACATGGGGAAATGATATCTCAACTTGGATTTCATCTTCAATACCAGAAAAAATCAAAATGATTATCGACCTGTTTAAAGGAATACCACAGGGCGTATACAATGCCGTAACATCCATGGGACGCACGATTGAGAAAATCGGCAAATGGATGTGGGAGGGCATTAAAAAAGGTTTGCTTTCTTTAGTGCCTTCTGGTGTGAAGGAAGTTGTAAGTGGAATACTTAGTGGCACAAAGAGCGCGGCAGAAATCCACTCCCCATCCAAACTGTTTAAACGAGAGGTCGGTGCTTATCTGGGCGCAGGTATCGTTGAAGGTATGGAAGAATCTGTCAAGGGCGCAGGCAGTGTTATTGATGAAATCGTAGACAAAGTATCTGGCGGTGGTAGCCTTGCACCTGTTGTATCGATTGAAGCACCAGACATTTCACAGTGGAACGAAGTATGGGACATTACTCGTGCAAAATTTAGCGAAACGAAAGCCGCTATCACATCTGAAATGCAGAACTTCTACACACAGATAAACGCACTGTCATTGACATTTGGAAACACGTTCAAGACAAGCATGAGCGAATACCTTAACAAAACCTATGACGGCATTTACAACACGTTTGATGCTATCAGACGGACCTTGCAGCAAGTTTCTGACGAGGTCACAAGGATGCTGAACCAGATGGTTTCGGACGCGAACTCACTGGCAGGATTGACTGGCAAAAAATACAGTCATATCGGCGGCTACACCATGCAACAGGCGCAGCGTTTCAACATAGAAATGTTTGCGAATGGTGGTTTCCCTCGGTCTGGCGAGCTGTTTCTTGCAAGAGAGGCAGGAGCAGAAATGGTCGGCAGTATTGGCAGCAAAACAGCCGTTGCAAACAATGACCAGATAGAACGTGCCATTTTTAATGCCGTTTTAACAGCTATGTCACAGGCAATGGCGAATGGTAGCAGTCAGCCAATCGAACTGAACCAGAAGATTGAACTAGATGGAGACGTTATTTATAACAATCAGCAGAAAGTATCCGCAAGACGAGGGATAAACTTTGGTCTTGGTGCATTTCAAAGGTAGGTGGTTTTTGTGGCAGTAATTAAATATAACGGCACAGAAATTACCTGCCCTTCTGTGCAGGAATACGAAGGTCAACAGTTGGTTGACAGCGGCAGAAATGCAAATGGCGTTGTGGTAGCTCAAAAGATAAACCGCCGCCAAGTGAAATTGACATTGGAGTGGAAGGTTATTTATCCAAAGGAATTGCAGAAGATTTTGCAGCTGGTCGAAACTTTCATAGGCGAAGTGACCTATTATGACCCGAAGGAAGGGAAATTCATCACAAGGGAAATGTATTGGGGAGATTATTCCGTTTCTACATATTGGGTGTCCGAGAATGGCACACCGAAAATGTTTACAGGTCTGAAAGCCTCGCTTATAGATACAGGGAAGTAAGGCGGTGGTTTTATGTATCCGGTAACAGCAAAATGGAAAGAGGAAACAGAGCAAACGCTCCGCAATCCTTCTTATGTGAGAATTGTATTTGGCGTGACAGACCCAGACGCACCCGGCTTGAGTACACAAACAGATAACGGTCATTTGCCGTACAGCGATGTTGACAGCGTGGATGTCGGCACAACCGCCCCATCCACCTATCAGACGCTGGAGCGAAACAGATTTATTCTGGACGGAAAGAACCCTCTGCCGCCGGAGAGCAACCCCATCTATCAGGGATATGCAGGATTGACAATCAGCGGTGATGCAGGGGCATACACTACAAAGCCGCTTGTGAAAATTTCATTCGGCGATTATGTGCAGTTTCCCGGTTTGACCTTCCAGTTTGATGACAGCATGGGTGATTACCCGAACAGCTTTCGGATTCTGGCAAAGAAAGATTCTGTATCTGTATTCGATAAAACCTACTCGCCTGATACTACATATTGGGAAATGACAGACCAAATCCCGTTATGCAATGAACTGTCCTTCTATTGGCTGAACTCAAATATACCGCACCGCAGGGCGAGGTTACTTTCCTTGGCATACGGCTTGGTCAGCCGATTGGGTTCAGATGATATTGCAAGCTGTTCCTCAACGAAGGAGATTGACTTGCTTTCGTCCAAGATTCCAAAGCAGGAATTTGAATTTACGCTGATTGATACGCAAAGAAGATATGACCCCGAAAACCCATCGGGCTTATGGGAGTATCTGGAAAGCAGACAGCCTGTCAATTACCAGTACGGCTATGAATTGTCGGACGGCTCTATTGAGTGGATACCTTGGGGCTTGTCTTATTCTACAGGCGATTTTGATGTATCGAAATCTGGAATTGTGGCAGAGGTCAGCATAAAGTGCGTAGGTCTGGCAGACCATTTGACAATGACCTATGACGAGGGCGTGTATTCGGCGGCAGGAAGAAGTCTGTTCGACCTTGCTACAGATGTTATGAAGTTTGCGGGATTTGAGAATACAATCGAACTGGATAACGCACTGAAAACAATCTACACGCACAATCCCCTTCCATCCTCCAAAGTGAATGAGTGCTTGCAGCTGATAGCTAATGCAGGGCGTTGTATCATGAACCATAGCCGCGGCGGTTATATTCAGATTTTGCGCGAGAATGACAGCGCGACAGGATTTGATATCAACTTTGACAAAATGACGGATACGCCGACAACAACAAAGATACCTCCCCTTCGCAACCTATCTGTGGAGTATAGCTCCATCAAGGTTAACTCGGAGGTAACGGCGGCGGTCAATGCGGCTGAGGTATCGTCCAACGTGGCGCATGAATATACCTTTACCCATTCGGCGTATACGAACCAACAGATTGTATTAAGCAGCGGCTTAACAATGGTCGGCACGGCAAAATTCTACGCCTACAAGACCGTTGTAACGCTCAAGGGGACGGGGACAGTCACTATCAATGGGAATAGCCTTACGGAGAATAAAATCGAGTACAGGAAGAAATACAGTGACGTTGGCGAGGATTTGAGCGGCGTTAGCAATGCGCTCATTGACAACCAGACTGACGCTATCGCATACGCAAACTGGGTAGCGGCGGTCACTCTGCGGCGCAACACTTACAGTGCGCCAGACAGAGGATATCCAGAACTGGACGTTGGAGATTCTGTCAACTTCACAAGCAACTTCGCGAATGAAACGCCTGTTACTATGGTTCAGCAGAAATTGACCTACAACGGCGCGATTAAGGGCGAGTGCCAATATATCATTGGGGGTGGTAGTTAATGGCTTGGATAACACCGATTTTTAACCGAACTGTATCCGACACCGTTACGGCGAGAGCGGCTCAGGCGAACGAGGAAAACAATAAGGGCGCACTAAACTATCAGGACTTGAACCGCATTGAGGGCAACCATAAGGAACTGATGCGGTGGCTTGAAAATGAAGGCTACTACATCCCCAGAACATACAGAAACTACAAGGAGAGTTTCAACGGCACAACCTACACCGATTGGCAGGAAGTCAATATACCTTGGTTATCGGAAATCAACCGTATCCGAGCGAATTATACCGCTCTGGTGCAGTTGTTTTTGGTTGGATTGGGATTGCCTGTATTCGGAGAAAGCAATTACCTTGATTGGCAGGAGGTTAACGATTGGGAACGGGTTGCCGCAGTCGGAAAGACGATGACAGAAAATATGAAGCAGGAATATATCTACTGCGGAACGATAAATAGCGGAGGTGAACGGTTGCTATGAAGGATTTTTTAGATAGAATCCCGACACAGGCGGGGCGGAGAAAAATCACCCATGCGGACGGGACAAACGAATATGTAACGGTTGAAATGGCGGACGAACCATCCGTAGAGGGTACACCATTAAACAGAGAAGCCCTCATGAATGTGCAGGGGTTTTCAAGTGAAGATACTACTATTAGTACATCTGGTAATGTAACTACAGTTACAATAACTCACAGTGATGGTGGCAAAACTGTTACAACAATTACAAAGAACTCAAGTACACTAACTACTGTAGTATCTAAGTATATTGGACCTTCCGGTAACGTAATCACGAAAACTACTACAATAGATACTAGTAGCTCAGTAACAAGGATTGGAGGTGTTGTATCATGAGTTGGGACGTAGGTGCATGGGTAATTGATACAGTTAATTCAGTATTAGGTACTCTAATTAAAACGCACGGCACACAGACCTTTACATCAGATGGCACATTTACTGTACCCGATGGTGTAACAAAGATTTTGATTACTGCTTGCGGCGGCGGTGCAAGTTGCAATAGAGGTAGCAATTCAACTCAAGCTGCGGGCGGTCAGGGTGGCGCTTGTATTTTCAAAAAAGCATTTAAGGTAACTCCTGGGCAAAAAATTCCAATTACAATTGGCAAGGGAGGTATTTATGAAGCCATAATAGGAGGTGTAGCAGGTAACCCTACAGTTATAGGAAGCCTTATAACTCTTCCTGGCGGTGCATGTGGCAGTACTACATATTCTAATAAGCCTTCTCATACACGGGTAGATGGCGGAGGTATAGGCGGATGGGGTGGTCAAGCATCTGCAGGTTCTTTTGGCTCGGATGGACTTATTGGAAAAGGCGGGCATACAAACGCGAATTCAGAGAATAATTATGGCGGCGGAGGCGGTTCATTGGGTGATGGTGCAGTTCCCGGTTATAATGATTATCCCGACGGTTACGGGATACCAGCTGGTTATGGTGGCGGAGGTGCGTATACACCATATGGCGGAACTGACCAAGATAAAGTGCAAAACGGCGGAGACGGCATTGTTATTATCGAATGGTAAGGGGGTGGAAATATGCAAAACTATGCAATGATTTTACAGAACAGAGTGATTGGTGTTTTGCTGAATCAGGAAACAGAACCAGAATGGGGACCGACCCCAGACGGAAGCCCTGTGACTGCCATTCCTTGTGACGATACGGTTACGCTTGGCATGATTTATGACCCAGAAACATGTACATTTTCGGAATACACACCGCCCGAACCCGAACCCATGCCAGAACCAAAACCAACCCAGCTTGACCGCATTGAGGAGCAGTTAAACGCCCTTGCGGCGGACAGCGTAACGGTAGAAAAATTAGAGGCGGCAATCAGTGAGGGGGTGAACGAAGTATGATGGAAACAATTAAGCACATGGCAAAGTTAGCGGCGCAGGCGGTACAGGAGCGCGCGGAAGCCATGACAGGAACGGAATTAAACGCTGAGGACAGGTTTATCCCAGATTTCCAGACGGCTTGTGAAAAAGAAAATATGCTGAACCGCCCTGTCGGCTTTGTCTGCAAGAGTACCGCAGGCAGAGTGGTAAAGCTGCTACAGAAATATGACAGCACCATTTACACCGCCGAACCCGAGGAATTGCCTGCACAGTGGGGTTTTGTATGGAGTGATGACCCTGCGAAGGCAAAGCCGTTTATCGCGCTCGCAACGTCCCCTTACATGAAGGGAAATTGTTGCACGGAGAATGGCGTTTGCTATCGCTCGACCATCGATAACAATACTTGGAAGCCCTCGGAATACCAGCAGGGCTGGGAGAAAGTAGGTTGATCGTATGGCAAGAAAAATGGAAACGAGCAAGAAACTTGTTTACATATCTGATTTTGTAGCAATCTGCCTGAGTGCGGCGGTTATATATGGCACTTTCGTCACAGAGAAAGATATATCTCCGCTTGCACAGGTGGCGGTTGCTTCAATTACAGAGTGTGGCGTTGCAAACGGTTTCTACTATTGGAAATCGAAAAATGAAAACAGGTACAAATATGTTATCAAGTTGATTCGTGAATGGGCTGAAAAATACGGCATTGAAGCCGTTATCCGTATTGCTGATATTGTATTGAAAGAGTGAAAGGAGATGTAGCGAGTGCATAAGATTACATTTTTAATGGAAAACTGGTATCTGGTGGTTGCGTTGATGGCGGTCACAGGGATGGTCGGTGTATTTATCGGGCGGTTTCTGAAAATGCCAACGGCGGCACAGAGGGAAAAGGTCAAGGAGTGGCTGTTGTGGGCGGTCACGCAGGCAGAAGCGGAGTTGGGGAGCGGAACAGGCAAGCTGAAATTGCGGCAGACCTATGATTTATTCGTGCAGAGATTCCCTGCGGTTGCTATGGCGGTATCATTTGACACCTTCTCTATGTGGGTGGATGAAGCACTGGAAGAAATGCGAAAAATGCTGGAAGAAAACAAGGCAGTCAAAGAGATTGTAAAGGGATGATTATATGGCGAAAAAGATGACGGGCAAAGAACTGGTAGCCTTTTGCCGTTCTAAAATCGGCACGAATTATGTTTATGGTATGAAAGGCTCTGTAATGACAGAAGCCAACTACAACTATCTGAAAAACAAATACGGTAAGATGGTATGGAATAGTGACAGAAAGAAAATAGGCAAGGTTTGCGTAGACTGCTCTGGTCTGATTTCATGGGCGTGTGGCGTAAAACTCGGCAGTACCCAATGGAAAGAACGAGCAAAAAGCGTCAATCCGATATCAACCATCGAAAAAGCACCCATCGGGGCGTTAGTCTGGATGCAGGGGCATATCGGGGTATACACAGGCATGAAGAACGGCTACCCCTACTACATAGCTGCTGACGGTTCGGCTTACGGCGTGCGAGAAGTCCCCCTGCGGTGCAATAAATTCACGCACTGGTTGCTTGTAAATGATGTTTTCGACTACGGAACGGAGGATGAAGAAGTGGTAGAGAAATGCAAGATTATCATTGATGGAAAGGAACACGAAACAGAACGTATTCTGAAAAACGGAATAAACTACATCAAAATTCGTGACGTGGCGGATGCCACCGGCTACAACATCACAAGCAAGGGGAACATTGCGGTGCTGACGAAAAAATAACCATTGCGTTGACCTCAACAAAATGGTGTAATAACAATACACCCTTTCGTAAAAGCTGCAATCCTAAGCTACACAAAAATCGGGAGTATATCAATTTCGGTATACTCCCTTTTTTTATGCCGTTTTCCGAATTTCCCCGACCATCATATCTACCATATCGAAAACTTCATCCCCATAAGTAGCCACAAAGTCACATAAAAATTCCTCTTGTTCCAATGGGATATGTATGTTATAGGACATACAGACTGCGTGGCATAATTCGTGTATGAGCACCTTCCTCTTAAAGCCGCCTACAAGACGATTTGAAAGGCAAATGCAATGCGTAGTGTTATCGGTCACGCCGACTGTAAAACTACCGTCAGAGCGGCGCAGGCAGTCTGAGGATGGCGCAACCGAAACAACACTCCATTTCACGCCATTTATCTCGAATACCATTCCATCACCCCCGATAAAAAAGATAGGGGCAAGATAACCCCTATCCTATTTTGCGTCAACCTATTTTCTGCAACAGTGTTGTCATTTTGGCTTTCAACAGAGTACGTTCTTCTGGTGTCATATCCGAAAGAATCTCTGTCACATCACCAGAAAGTTCCTTCATGTATGCTTCAAGGTCGCGCATCTTCTGTTCTTTATCAGACTGAGAATTTCCCTTGTGCATTTCCTTACTTTCTGTGTAGTGGCGTTTCGCCTTGTCGTAGCCGCTCATCGTGGGTTCGGTGTAGTACATTCTACCGCCCATACGGTCTAAATCTCTGCCACGCTCCGCATCACTCTTGCTATCCCATTCGTGATACATATCGGGTGTCTGAAAGTAGTAAGGCGGTTCTGTGTAGCCTCTGCGTGTTCCTCTGCCCTTTGGCGCAAACCGACCGTCAGCGTATCTGTAATGGTCGTAGAAACGCCTGTCTCCGTCCTCGTAGTATTCGGATTTCAACCGTCTAAGGATTTCCTTATCTTCTTCTTCGTCCTCTTTCTCTGCTTTCTGCATAGCTTTTGTAATGACCGCTTTGTATTCGGCATCGTTTAAGTCTTTAATCATATCGACAACCTGTCCCATTTCGGCAGTACCAACACATTCCAGACCTTTTTCCATTTCGGACCATGCCCTTTCGCAAAGACACTCAATCATTTTGTGCATTCTCTCAATGTGCATAAATTATTCGCCTCCGTCCGTTGTTGCAGGGACACCTTCTCCGTTGATAGCAGCTAATCTGTTATCAGGTGTACAGCAGGGTTCCCCTATCATTCTGAACAATCCAGAATCATTCGTTGTCTCAACTACGGTTTTGTATCTGGTTCTTGTTCTCAAGCCAGATGCCACAACCTGTCTGCAATTACGTTTCATAAGCGGATACTGCACAGCCCCACCGCCAATCGTAATAAAAACAGGAGCATTGATTGTAGTGGTATCGGGGATTTTTTGAGCCACCACAATACAAACTTTTCGGCAGTCTGCATAACTGCCTGCGGGTAAATCTATAATCAGATTTCCGCCTGTAAAATTCACTGACTGCGACATAATGAAATTATCGCAAAGTCGGCATACGTTCTTACAAGCCATAAAATAACACCTCCTAAAAAATTAAGGGTAGACTTCTGCCTACCCTCTTTGTATCAACCACTGTGGGCGAAGTCTGATTTAATATCAGATAGCATTTTTAGTATTTCCTTCTGGTCTTTCATTATCTTATCCAGATAATATCCATCCTGCCTATGCAATTCCTTCAACAGCGTATCGTTCGATACCTGTTGGCAAGTCACAAGCTGCAAAAACACAGACAGGATGGTAAGCATATCTAAATAAGATAACCCTTTATTTTGGTTGTCTGCCATCAGCAACCACAACCGCAACCGTTACCATATCCAGAATAAGGATAAGGGGCAGGAACGTTATACGCAGGTACAGGCATAGGGTTGATTCTTCTAATCAATTCCGCTGTCTGCGCGTCCTGATTTGCCGCGATATAAGCGTTCTGCGCTGACTGAGAAGCAGCCAGTTCAAGCTTCTGAACCTTATCTCTCAGGTCGGCGTTTTCCTTAGCGCACAGGTAGTCGAGGATTGCTCTTGTTCCTGCGTTCTGGTTGTCGATAATGTCACGGGTATTTGTGTTCATCGTGTTCTGCAATGCACAAGTATCCTGCGCCATATCGTATCTTACCTGAGCGATTGCTTCTCTGTTCTGGCAACAGCAATCGGCAAGCTGTGCCTGCAATGCGTTCTGACCCTGCATCAGTGCAACATTGGTTGTGTTGAACCCCTGCTGTGTCTGGTAGCCAAGATTGCAGATAGCGTTATCTACGCCATGAAAACCGTTCATCAGAGTAGTGTTCTGTGCATAGAACCCATCACACATACCGTTGGATATACCATCTAGTTTGCCAATGATAGACTGCGTGTCGAACCCTCTCTGGATATCTGCCTGTGTAGCTGCTGTTGCTACATAGCCGCCGCCATTACCGCCGAATCCGCCAAAACCGTTATTGCCCCAACCGAAAAGCAAAGCAAAAACTACGATTATCCACAGCCATCCGCCATCGCTAAAAGCACCGTCATTGCCATTACCGCCTGTTGCTGGCATTACGGGCATAGTAAAAGGTGTATTGTTTGTAGAGTTGAACATATTAGATTCCTCCTTTTGATTGATTTTTTATATTCATAAAGAGGCACCAAGGTTTTTTGCGCGCAACCTCTAATATGTCTTACATTCCAAACTTATCTTTCATTTGTTTCATTATTTCATCGGGGTTTACCCCTTTCTCTTTGCAGAGGTTTCTTGCCATCTGCTCTACGCCTTTGGCATCCCCCTTCTGCATCATATCAATGGCATTTTTCGCCATAGGGTTTCCCATCACTTGACTATTGTTCATCATGCTTTGTAAAAACTGTTGCGGATTCTTTATGCCGCTAAATAATTGAAGCAAGTTTTTCATTCTGCATCCGCCTTTCTCTTTGTTGATTGTGTACTAGATTTTGATACAGTTTTATTTACAGAAAATTCCAGTTGTTCTAATCTCTCCGACAGTTCATCGAATCTATTCATGAAAGCTGCTACCGTACCATCCGACAGTTCAAATTTCAAATTCTCCTTGTTTTGGCTTTCGTTTTGAGGAACAGTCTCATTTACTGGTTTGAAAATTACAGTCTTAATCGTTCCGTCAGCGTTCCAAGACTTAGCAAATATTGCACTCATATCCTGCATCGGAAAGAACGCCGCCGAACCATCCATAGGCACATCATTTGCCGTTATCATTTCTACGGACTGCACCACGCGCCCATTTACGCCACGCGGCATCTGCTGTTGAAGCTGATTTACTGGCTGCACCTGTTCTATCTGCGGTTGCTGCATCCGCGTCTGTTGAAAGTATGGATTGTACCCATACTGCGGATATGCTTGCTGGATATTATAGTTCATGCTCTGATAAGGATTTGGTTGCATAGTCGATTCCCTCCTTCTCTAAAACCTCCTGCACCGCCCGAACCATAACGGACTGATAAGTAAGAGGTATCTTCATTACATCTTCACGACTGAAAATTTTCTCTAGGACTTCATCTGAAAACATTTCCATCAACCTCCTTCTACCTATATTTTCGCATAAAAAAAGAGCCAAAAGTGTCATCTTTCGCTCAACTTTCTGTCATATATTTTTTTGTTTTGTATGGGGCTTTTCTACACCAATCTTACACCACTACACCAATTTTACACCAATTTTCTAAAAATTATTCATTTGTTTTGAAAAGTTATTCAATGTTTATCTTTTTTGTATGAATTACTCAAAACCATTGAAAATAAAGTTATTAACAATGTTTTTAAAGTTATAGCAAGATATTTTCATTTTGAATAAAAATTTCAATATCATTTATTCCCAAAATGTATATACTTATTAAAAACATTGATAAAACAAGGTGTTCTATATGTATTTTTTATTTCTACACCAATTTCTACACCAATTTTAAGTTTTTTTCTATTGCTTCGATTTCCTCCAGTTTGGATTCATCCGTTACATGAACATACAAATTCATCGTCATTTCAATTTTGCTATGACCTAGGATTGCTTGCAGCGTTTTAGGGCGCATACCACTTTCTATACATCTCGTAGCGAATGTGTGCCTTAGCAAGTGAATTGAGAACTTTCTCATTCCCAATCTATTGCAAATAGCATATATTCCTTGATTATACGCTGACTTTTGAATTAGATTTCCGTTTTTGTTCAGAAAAATATAATCTGCATACTGGATTGGAATAATTTTGTTTTGAGAATTCTTCTCTTTTTGACTATATAAAATATTGACAGCTTCTTTTGTAAGCGGTATCTCCCGATGCCCGCTTTTTGTCTTTGGTTCTCCGATCACAAACCCTTGTTTCGCGACCTCCGATGCACTTCTCTGTATTTTTATTTTTCGATTTTTAAAATCTACATCAGACCACTTTAACGCAATCAATTCTCCAACCCGAATCCCGGTTTGCAGCACAAACGCATATCCATTATAAAATGATGATTTTTCTGATTCTTTTAAGAAAGTTTTTTGCTCATCAACAGTTAGTGCTTCTCGCGCTTCTGTTTTTTTACCACCAGTTGCTTTCACATTCCTTCTTACAGGATTTCTTTCTATTAAATAATTTTCGACAGCACATTCAAAAACACTCCACATTAAATCTCTATGCACCTTAATGGTAGATGTCTTATGCCCTTCATTCATCATATTTAGTACTTTCTGACAATGAATCGGCTTTACGTCTTTTAATTCCATATTCCCAATAATTGGAGAAATAGAAAAGCTCCACATACTTCTGTAGTTTCTTTCTGTTATAATTCTTATGCTGTCTCCCTTTACTTCATTTATCCAGTAGTCAAACCACGCATCGACTGTTGGAGAGTCAGAAAAGAACACATCACCATGTTCATCCTCAAACTGCGCATCTGCCATCCATGCCCTGCACTCCTGCAACTTATGAAAGTATTTCTGTTTTCGTTTTCCAGATTTTGTTGTAAAACGTCCTGTATACATTCCGTCTTTCCGTTGGCTGATACCAACGCCTAATTCTTTACCTCTAAGGTCTTTTCCCATCGTTACACACCCTTTCATTTTGAGAAAAGCCCCATACAGCTTCATACTACCATACGGGGCTAATTTCTGTCTATATCTCAACAGTATTTTCAATAAACTTGTCGAATTCCTTTCGCTTAATGAGCTTTCTGTTCCCGTTTGTAAGGGCGAAAGTACACCGTGGGTTATTCGCAAGTTTTCTGAGCGTTGCCGTTCCGATATTGCTATAGGCGGACGCTTCATCAATCGTCATTGTAACTTTCTGCCAAATCGGCACTTCTGGTTTCGACATATCCTCAATCCTTTCTATTTTCTTATAAATCTTCCTCAAAATGCGATTCACCGTAGATGATGATATTTTCATCGTGTCCGCTATATAATCAATAGGGGAACCGTTACTGGACAGTTGAAATACCATCATCTCATCCTCGGTAAAATTGGCGTTCTCGATAATTTTTCGCAATTCTGGCTTTGTCAAATCTCGCAAAGCCACTTAGGAATACCTCCTTTATGTATCCTTATTAGACCAAAGCAATTTCTTATTCCCTTTCTTGTCGGTCTGAAAAATAGTATCCTCAGTCATTTCGATTCCAATTTCAGCCTTTACCACTTCCTCAATATCATCAAGACAAAGGTGCTTATCCCCAACATCAGCCCATAACTGTTCAAAAGCAACCAATGCCTTTGCGCACCGCTCCGGACCGAAACCAAATTTATCATGCAGAACCAACAGCATAACCAGTTCCATTTGAGAAGAAAGCCCTCTATCAATGATTTTCTGCATATTTTCAATAGCTTCTGTCTTTGCTTCTTCAATGATTCTTTTTTGCTTCTGATACCGTTTTTTCTTTTCAATCTGATTCAGATTCATCTTTTACACCACCTTCGCAAGCCACAGAAAGAAATTTGTCCACCCTTTTCTGCGCTTCCGGCGGCAGATTTTCGTAAAAGCTAATTTCTTTGACTTGGTATCCACATCTTTCTTTCATTCTCTCCATAGCCTTGATGGCAAGAAATGCACCGTTGATAGCTACATGATACGCAGCAGGCAATCCGCTTTCCTCGTCACGCGCGTCATGGTCTTTTTGGTAAGTAATCGTATGCCGCAGCAGAGCAGCTAACAATCTATCATCGGAAATATTGCGCCATGATTCGATACCTTCAAGACCGTATTTCTCAACAGCAAATTCACGAACCCTTGCCAATGGTTCTAAAAGTTCCAATGGCACAAGGTTAAGCTGCGGTTTTCCTTCATCAGATTTTACGATTGGCGTTTTCATAAATCTTCCTCCGTTCTGGTTTTTATCTGATACTCATTGCTTTTATTTTCTCTAATTCTGCATGAACGGTGTCCATAACAGAATCATCCACTACTCTTTCTTTCTTCTCGCTGCCCTCAATCAACAACTTGCTCTTTTCGTCAAACGCATTAGAAAGCTGCTTAATTCTATCCTGCATTTCTATTCTGGCAGGATTTTCATTATTAGAAAGCAAATTCCGCACTTCTGTTGGTAGTTTTGCGCTTTCGTCTTTCTGCATCAGCACAAGCCGGTATGACCGCTGAAAATTGCTCATAACTACTGTCTCATTATATTCTTCATCCGTAGCCCAAATATGTAACTGCTCCGGCGTTCCGATTGCACGTTGAATGATTGCAGGAAGTTTCAAAAATTCCTCGGTATATCGGTATCCGCTATTTCTGATTGCTTTACTAACCAACGCCCACGCTTCCATTTCGTTCAATTCCTGCGGCTTGCTGACGGAATGAACCATGTCAACCAACTGCCCGATTGTCGGTGCAAATCCGCTTGTATCAGACAGGATATAGGATTTCAACGCAACCGAAATCTGCTGATATGTATAATCTGAAAGCATCATTCCCCAAACCTCTGTTGTCTCTGCAATATTCGATGGTCTGAAATTCTGGAAACAGTTACACATGATACGCAGGATTTTCTTCGTTTCCTCTTTTGTCAGCACAAAACACACCCCCTAAAAATTCCAGTTTATATCGCTACTGGAAGCCTTCCCGATTTTCTCCCAAACAATACCTTGATATCCGCTTGAAATGCTTTCATTTATTGCCGTTGACACCGCCGTATCTCCGTACTGTGTTGACTTTTCGGATATTGTTTTTAAAAGTGTACGCAATCCTCTTTCTTTGTACTTGAAATTTCTCTCCCCCTTGTATGCTATCCAATCCTGCACAGATTCCAACAAGTAATCGGAAATAGCAAACTCGGAAACCATTTCATTCAGCATATCCGCAGAAGATACTTTCTTTGCAGAAGCGGAAGGAATACTTTTCGGTTCTTCTTCCGTCTGGCAATCGTCCGCACTGCCTCTAACCTTATTTACCGTATCCATAACGTACCGCCTAAAATCATCGGACTTAATATGCTTTGCGACATTCTCAACTCCTGCAAGCGTTTTCTCTGACTTGCTCCAGTTGTATTTGTACCATTTGAGAATCAAGACTTCCTTTGTTTCCGCACAGTACCGAATCACGCCATGCACATTTTCAAAACGCCTTATCAGCCTTGAAATTGTATCCTTCGTGTATCCTGTATGGTGCGATATTTGATTAAAACTTACCTCATAGCAGCCACATATATTCGTCTGTGGGTTTGTCAGAAGATAAGCATAGAAATACTTATCCTCTGGCGTGAAATCATCCTCGACCTTATTATCAGTCCAGAACGATATATGCAAATTCCTGTATATTGCCATAAACAACACCACGCTCTTATTTATTGTTGATTTTCTCGTCAAGATTCATCCTTTGTCCTTCTTTCCTTCAAATAGCTATAAACACCATAGGGAAACCAAAGGAAAACAATCCATAAAAAACAAAGAATCGGTTTCCATACGTTTTGCGTATAATCTTCAATGATAATGCTCAGAAAAAGACCGTACCCAATCATTATGTAAGCGGTTATCAAAATTGCCAAAATAGCCATTCCCATCACTCCCATTTATCAGCAATCCCAAGTATATCAAATCCACAGAAGGAATTATCAATATTTGCATAAACAGCATCTAAAACTTCTTCATCGTGAATACCATCTGCCTCCATCTGTTCCCAAAAATATTTATCCTGCGTTGATGTTCCAGAGAAATCACCTTCATGCTCTATTTTGTATGTTCTCCCTCTAAATTCAAGTGTTTCTGTGTATCCTGCTCCATGTGTTACAACTGTATATTTCATCGTTCATTCCTCCTTCGGCTTCTCGCACCGTTCAAATTCAACCACCCAAACCCAAGGGTTAGCCGCCCATCCGCAACGGCCAATGTCGGATTTTTTGATGGTGGAATCCCATACATCGGGAAAACCAAGTGCTGTTGATGTATAATCGAAACATCCCTCTGCTTCTGCATCATCATCTGTCATATCCTGCAAGCGTTCCACCCGAACATCCGTAACCCTCAACCAGATACGAGCCGCTTCTTTCGGCATGTGTATGGATGGGTGCCATACACAATGAAAATCGTTATCATCTGCCTTGTAATAATATCTTTCTTTTTCATTCATCCAAGAACCTTTACACCATGTTTCCCGAACATACAGAATGTCTCCCGGTTGGTACGGCAATTTGTAAAATCCTTCGCCGTATCCATCGGCATACACCCCCCTGCAAGATATACAGCCTTTTGGTGTAAACATGGTATACCCCCACATCGCATCATCAGGGATAGCACCTTTCACAATCCGCCGAGTGCAAGTCTTTCGTCCATCCAGAATCGCTTGTACCATTTCTGTATTAAATAAAATCGGTTTAATTGCCATTTTGTCATTCCTCCTCAATCGGTGTGTTCCAACATTTTATACAGTTCGAGATACATCCGTCATCTCTTTTGAGTCCCAATTCGTTTACACACACTTCCGGAGTTCCATCATCCTCCATTAGTGCATTTGGGTAGTGTTCCAAAAACTCTGTCAGTCTTGTTTTCTGCGGATGTTCCTCCGACCATTTTTCTACGATGTCAACTGCAATCTCTGGATACTTTCTCTGCAAATCGCCACAACACAAACCAGTTGTATTTTTTTCACTGCTAAGCGGACAATCAGAGCAATCAATACTGCACTTTTTCGTCATTCTATTTTTTTCTTTCAAGAATTTTATTGCGTCCATGTTTATCCCTCCTGTCCCCATTCTTCGTTACACCATTCATCAACGCCCAATTCAAGCCACTGTTGGAAATCGTCCAAAAAGAAATCTTCTAAATTTTCTCTGTTAAAAGTACCTTCTTTCCACTTGGTTCGTTTCCAGTCATTAACAACCTTTTCGATAATACCCATGATAAAGATATCTTGCGCCAGATAACTTTCAAAAATATTCGTGTGGTCTACTGTTTTATTTTCCATTTCTATCACTCCATACAATTCGGGCAGAAATGTTCCCATTCGCCCTCATTCTTTTTGCAATCTCGTATATTACTGGTACGGTCACGCCGTTCCCTGCCTGTTTATATAACTGGCTGTCACTGTTTACCAATTCAGCCCTATCGAAATATTCATCCGACCATCCTTGCAGCCGGAAACATTCTCTCGGTGTCAGTTTGCGGATAGCAATATAGCACTGATATTTTTCGTACCAAACGGCGTATACGGTAAAATTTTCCGATAATTGCACGAAAATACCTTGCTTAATGCCCTGTCCGTTTTCTGCTTTAACCTTTATGCGAACTCTCGGTTCATTTCCATGCGATTGACCTCTAAGCGTTGGTATCATGTCTTTCGGTGCAACTTTTTTCTTTTTCCTTCCTTGCGGGTCTATGCAACCTACAATCTTCGTAGCTAACAGGTTGTCCTTTTGAACCGTGGACAATGTATTTGTGATTCCATCTTTTCTGATTTCGCTCACAAGGAAATCGTGCCTTGAAATATCAAGTTTTCCGCTTTCATAATCTTTCCGAATTTTCTTTCCGTATTCCGTCCTAACATTCCGCAAAATCCCTGCAATTTCAATTCCGATTCCGTGTCTGTCCTGCCCTGTAAGCGTAAACATCGGCTCTCCATTGTCTTTAAACCTTCTGCCGTTCTGTCTTTTCTCTCTATCTGGAGTAAGTACAGGAACGCATACACCGCTTGTTTCCTCTTTCCTGTTGCAAATGCCTTTATGGTATCTCGCTTGCAAGCAAAACGCCTTATCATAAGTTTGTATTCCTGCACTTTTTGACATATCGCAAAATACAGGAATAGGGATATATGGACTCAATCCACCGCCATCCATTTTAGAAAGTGTCGGAGAAATACCATCCACATCATATACACGATAACGATTCGGATTGTCTCGTTTTACACTTTTTATATTCCCGATTTGTTTTATTTGAACACTATTTTCTCTGTCTGCTCCTTCGATAGGAAATACTTTTGCGGTACTTCTCCCTCTAAGATGTCCAATAATGAATACTCTTTCTCTGTTTTGTGGGACGTAATCGGCAGAGTTGACAACTTGCCATTCTGCATCGTACCCACTTTCGTCCAGCGCAATGAGAAGTTTAAGGAAGTCCGTTCCCCCATTAACGCTAAGTAGGTTTTTAACGTTTTCAATGAATAGGTATGTGGGTCTATCTTTTTCTTCGAGGTCTTGCACAAGGCGCATAACTCTGAAAAATAGGCTGCTTCTTGTCCCATTAAAACCAAGCTGCTTTCCGGCAACGCTGATGTCCTGACAGGGGAATCCGAAACACCAGCAGTCTGCTTTCGGTATGTCCTCGGCGAACACCCGTCTAATGTCATTTGCATACCATTCTCCATGCCTGTACTCCTCCTTTCCTGCTTCTGCTACTCTTTTGTTTTTCGGCAACGTGCTTATGTACTCTCGCTCCTGTTCTGTCATAAGGTGCATGGCTGTGTAGCTGGCTACTGCGAATTTATCAAATTCACAGAATCCCACACACTCATGTCCTGCCAGTTCCATCCCCATGCGGAAACCACCGATTCCAGAGAAAAAATCAATGAATTTCATAAATCATCCCTTCTTATTCTCGTAAATCTCAATTCCTTTTCCTTTGGCGAAACCGTATTCTTGATTTGCCCCTTTGCTGTTTTCCCATCCGTCCAACATATAAATTGCATCGCAAATATCGAGCAACTCAAAATACATTCTCATGTATTCGCCGCCTTTCCATTCCTGTATTCTTCTATTGCCTCATCAACCCTTTCTTTGATCCAATCTGCGCTATCCTGTTGGATTTCGCCTAATTTTCCAGACAAAACCAAACCCGTCGCCTGTATAACGATTGTCATAAGCGTCATATCCAACTCATCCCAAGGAATATCATTTTTGCCCTTTCTTTGTCCTGCTGTTTTTTGTGTGGTCATCCCGATTAAATCATAAACAGATTCCTTCAATCCTTGAATGTCTGCTTCTTGACCGTAGTCCATTAGGAATTTCCACATTGTATCCTTTATTTTATTTGCGGGATTTTCTTTCATTCTCCGTCACCACAATTCTTAATTAAACTCATAAATTTCTCATACTGCCGTTCTGAAATCTTATTGCCCCTCTTATCCGCTCTAATTTCGATTGTGAGGTGCTTTTCGGCAATATGTGATAATTCCTTCGCAAGATTCCTTCTGCCCTGTTCCAAGCCGTCACGATAGCCCTTAGCGGCTTTATATTCCGCAATCTGCGATTTGCCCTCGCCCTGTGAGCCGCTTGTCTTGTTCCGCAGCTGATAACCGCCATCAGCATATTTCTTTATCCAGTGCTGTTCCGCACTATCCAACTCGGTGTCTTTGTAAAGCAGAAAACCGATTTTCCATCCATACTGATTTGTTTCCGCATCGTATAAGCCGTGTTTTTTCAAAGATAGGTCGATATGCTGATAGCCAACAAGATGTTGCGACAATCTGGTAATAAGGTGTACTGCTTGCCCGATGTATGCGTATTTGAATCCGTTTTCGTCAATTCTTGTTAGGAAATAAATTCCGCTGTCCTCATTCAATTTTGGGTTGACTTTCAGCAGGCGTTCCTTGTTTTTCTTCTCGATAGCCTTCGCTTTCTTGAATTTCTGATAGTCCATCTTTCAACCCCCTTAGAAGTGCCTCTCCATTTATTTTTACAGAATAATGATTTCGCACAACAAGCATTTCATCTTTTGCTCGTCTGTAAAATTCCTTTGATATTTCAAATCCGTATGAGTTTCTACCGCACTCCATAGCAGCTCTCAGTGTTGAACCGCTCCCGGCGCAAGGGTCAATCACGATGTCCCCTTCATCAGTGAAAATTTCAATCAGTTTCTTAATTACGGCTACGGGCTTCTGCGCAGGGTGAATTTTAGGAATCTCTTTTCCGTCCTTCTCCCATGTGAACCAGTTGAAAATCATCCGTCCTGTACCGCGAATATTCTTCCCGTTCTCGTCCTGCTGACAGCCGTTTCTAAACTTTGGCAACCTTCCCCGATAAAATACAAGGGCGTATTCTGTCGCGCCCACAACGCGCATATTAGCCTTTAAAACCTGCGGACTGTAATTCTTACAGAAAACCAAGGGTATGTAGTTTACGAATCCATGTTTCTTGGCAGCATTGATAAGAGTGGGGATCTGCTCGAAACTACAAAAAACAATCATGCAAGGGCTGTTGCTACTTCTTCCACGAGATACGGTTTTTGTATCTTCTTTCTTCAACAGTTTGCTACAAAAATGGAAATACTCATACAGATTGAAATTGAAATCCGTATTAAAAGCAGCCTTTCCTGCGAGTTTGCTTTCGCCGTTTTTATTGTCCCCACCCTTGTACCACATTGGATTACTACCGTAGAAATTCGTACCCACGTTGTAGGGTATATCGGCAATAACAAGTTGTGCTTTCGGGATGCCGTACCGCTTATAATTTTGGAAATTGTCATTGAACAATTCTGTTTTGATGTCTTTCAAATCCATAATCTTACCGCCTTTTCCGATTAACCTCTTTCTCAACTCTTTCAAATTCTTCATCAGATATTCCGAATATCTCAATATAGTCATATTCCGGCGCGAAAAACACTGATATATCGTCCTTCTTATAAATAGGCACCATGAAATCGCCTACAATATTCGGAGTATCAAACATTTGTATCCCTTTTTCAAAATTCTCTTTCAAAAAAACGATTAAATTTTCTATTCTCAAAATCAGTCTCCACCTTTCTTATTTTTTAAAACGGCAAATCGTCATCTTCAATGGTATTGTCGATGGGATAAAACCCATCGGCATTACTCTGCGGTTTCGAAGCATCGTTCGCCTGCCCTGCGTTGTTGCTTGCCGCTTTGCTCTCGGCAAACTCGAAAGATTTCACGATAAAGGATACCGTGTTCTGCTTCTTCCCTTCCCTGTCGGTGTATTCATTCTGCGCAGCTTCGCACTCAAGGATGATTTTCGTACCCTTCTTAACAAATTTATCCATTGTTTCCGCCGTTTTTCCGAAAGCAGAAATATTGAAAAAGCTCGTTTTCTTCTTATCTCCATATCCGCTTTCGACTGCAATGGAGGTTCTTCCGACCGCCAGAGGATTAGCGGACTGCGTGTATCTGAGTTCAACATCTCTTGTTGTTCTGCCAACAAAAATACATTTATTCATTTCTGCTTGTCCCTCTTTCTTCTAAAGTATTCGTTCTTTCGGTAATTTGCCTGATTTTCGATGAACGCCTTATTTTGCATTTCTTTTTTATTTTTCAAATGCTTCTGATTCCAAATTGTGAATTTCTCGCATTTTGAATGGCATCCAGCAATCCTTCTTTCGCAACCATAGCAGGGGCAGATGCCGTCCTTCGCCTTGATATTTGTATTTAAGGAAAACTCATATCTTCCCATCACTCAACCACCACCCGTCATTACGCCCTGCAACGTACACATTCGCCGCAGGACACGCTTTTTTCATACGCTCGATGAATTTATCGGAATCGGCATTATCGGCTGACAAATGACACATTATGACGTTGTGCAAGGAATCTGAATTATTCGCCTTTACAAACTCACAAGCTGTTCCAATCTCCAAGTGACCTCCGAAAATATGATTCTTTTTTCCTTCGTTATCTGGATAAATCATATCTTTGTCATAATTAACGCCAAGGAGAATGTGGTTGATATTTTTGAACCGCCATTTGACAAGAGCTGTATCAGTTATATACAGCATCCTTCCCATTTCCTCATGTTCGATAAGGAAACCATAACAAGCACAAGGTTCGCCGTCCGCATCTGTGTGTGTCCATCTGCCATCAATCGTTGTAAGGTCAAAAGTTTTTACTACAAATCCGCCCATATTTTCTGATTTACTATCGTTTTCCAGATATGGTGCAAAAACAGGTATTCCCATTCTTTTAAAATCTTCTATAGACCTGCTATGGTCAAGTCAGAGATGTTTATGAGTAACTATCGCTCCGACAATATTTGATATTTTCCAATCAACACCTTTTTTAACAGTCTTTTCTGATACGCCTAAATCAAGTAACAAAATTTCTCCTGTTCTGCTGATTAAGGCGTGCGAATTTCCACTTGAGCCTGTGGCTACCGTTCTCAAAAACATCTACATCACCTCGCTCCCTTTCTCAAATTCCCATACATAGCCACCAGCCTGTTTTCTTACATTGCCTTTTGAGTTGTATGGCTCTTTGCTTGCGACTTGAGATATATTTCTTTGGCATATCCCTGTCATTCTGCTTGCTATTTCACAGTTGACATATTCGGCAAGATATACACCGTCCAATGTGTATTGTTTGACTCTTTTGGGCTTGACGTACCTATTGTAGTCATTCATCCCTTTGATTACATTTTTGTTTTTCTTAATTGTTTCCATGCTGTGTTTAGCTGGATGTATTATTTCAAGGTTATCTAATCTATTATTCTGTTTGTTCCCGTCTTTATGGTGTATGTGGTAACCTTTCGGGATTTCTCCTATAAATGCCTTTGCCACAAGCCTATGTATTCGTTCTGTTCTTCTTTTCCCATCGCAGTCAAAAAGATTTACGGTAAAATACCATCCATTTTTATCTGTGTTTGACATTATCCCTCCATTTTTATTTTTTCTGTAACTTTTCAATCTTCCATAATTTGAAATTTGGTATAGCCCTTCGTATCCATCAATCCATTTCCATTCTTCCGTACTTAATCACTCCTTTCGGAACACCGCAGTCAAGGATAAGAGATTTTCCATTGCTATCGGCGAGCATATAACAGTTTCCTGCGCTCCCTGTCGCTATCGTTTTTAACAGCACTTTCGCACCCCCCTAACGATTATTCAATCCCTTTTACTCTTTCTATCATCTTCATATCCTCCTATTGCAATACATTTTATTTCTTCAAGAACAACCTCCACAACATCCATGTCTCACGCAAGAATTAAAAACCACATCTATTTCTCTTGCATACTGACGGTATTGTTCTGGTAATTCGTTTAAGGATATTTCCCATTCTCCTAAGTGCGAGTAATATTCTTCATCTATCCATCCGCCAGAGTGCCAAAACGAATCATAATTAGAATCATTGAATTTTGATGTTTTCAAGCAATAATCATTATAATCATGACCGAATTTAACTATTTCTCCGTCAATTTTTAAAGTCAATACCCCTCTGCAAAGATTAGGGAAAGAACCTGTATAATTTACAAATTCAACATGTTCTGTTTTTGAGATATGCTCTGTATTTGTATCAACTATCATCATTACACCTCGCTATCTGGCGGGAATCTGAATACCTTTGGATAATCAAAGGCGAAATAATATCCGTCTCTACTTCGCGTTGTTTGATAGTTCCTGTATCCCTCTCTCAGCATTTTCATAACTTCTTCTGCTTTTTCTTTTGTCGAATATTCAGCTAAATTCCAAATAGTATCGTCCTCGGAATTTACTGCATAAGCAATAATCGTCATTTCATCATCGCAGTCGATTGAAATTGCAATCTGCTCATACGGAAAATCAACTTTTCCGTTCTGACTAATAATTCTCATAAATCATCCCTCCTGCACAATTTCCCCATCAATGATGTTTTCCTCGTCAAAATCAACGGCATTTGCACTTTCCACAACATCATCCTGTGTCTGGCGGTATGCATCATCCAGTTCAATCTGTGCTTGTCTCGCCATCTGGTCATAATTTTTTGGATACTTTCTTGTTGCATTGTTGCACATCTTTCGCTGAATCATGCTCTCTGGCGTATCCAACCATGCGCCACTGATAAAAGGTCTGGCAATTTCACATTCCAACATATCATCAACCGTATCACACGCTCGCAATGCGTTCAGAATTTCATCCTTCTTTGCCTTGATTTCCTCTTTCTGTTTATCTGTAGCCTTGTATCTGTCGGCACAAATGCCGAATGTAGCGTTCATCATATTTTGCTTAACGTGAGCCAAAAGATTGACCTTTACGCTTGCTCTATCAGCTGCCAGATACGTTACTGTGCCATCCGTCAGTTTGACTGGATATACCACCCGAACCGCTTTATCGGACAATCCATTTTCTTCCCACTCTGGCGGTGTCAGTTCCAAACCCTTATGTTTGGGCGGGATATAGGTATCTCCTTCCTTGACTACCCAATATGGATAAACCTGTGCAACATCCTTGCCGTAATGAGAGAGAAGGGAATCATATCCTGCACCTTCGATACCCATTTCAACAACCTTTACCCACTCGTTCCCACGCTTGACGTTTCTAAGCTGGAAATAACACTCTCTCGGATATGCCGCAGGGTTCAATTTCAGACCTGCGCAGTTTTCAACGATACCCCTCAAGTTGCTTGTATCGAGTGAATTCATGTTCGCTTTTCCATCGTTCTTTACAAGATTGTAAATGCTGCCGACCGCCTCCATAGCGCATTTTCTGGAATATTCATCAAAAATCACGCCGCAAGCCTCATAGTCTTTTGCAATCAATCCTGTAATTTCGTTGCTCCACCGACTTAATGCCGTTGTAAATTCCTTCTTTTCTGCTACCTGTGTGTTTTCAGCCATTATTTTCTACCTCCTCTAACGGTCTGTTCCAACATTCTTCGCATTCTTCTGAAACAAATTGTTCGTCCGTATCTAAAAAGCACTCTTTATTTGTCGCATATCCCAACGAATGAGGGCAAATTTCTGGAAATTTGTTATGTATCAGTTCAGCTTTCGGATACTTCTCCAAGAAATCCTGCAAAATCGTTTTTCTCGGATGTTCTTTAGACCATTTTTTCACGGTAGCGATTACTTTTTCTATATCATTAAAAACCCACTTACAAGGCATACAACTGCGAGATGAAGAATCTTCCATTGGGCAATCACTACAAAACGGATACTTTTGACACATTCTATGCCATTCTCTCAAAAACTCTAACGCCTTCATTTCTGCCATTCTGCATCACTCCTCACATGCTTCATATGTCTGCTCGAAAATGTCTGGTTTACAGGGATAAAGTTCTCCCTTCACGCCGCGAATCACATAGTCCCCAACACTTACATGGTGTGTACCTTCTAAAGTATCAATATAGAGTTCAATAGGCGGTTTTTCTCCATCCTCACTATCGTAGTGCATGATGCCATTTTCAAAGGCATTTACAGCCCAATCAGGGACATAATATTTACCATCTGCACCTTTTAAATCTCCATCATATTTAAACGCTTCAATTACCACAGGCTTCTTTCTGTATTTCATGCTCATTCCTCCCCATTGCATACTTTCAAAGTTTCATCATCCGTCCTGCGAATAACAATCAACTGGCGGCTTACATCTGGAATCCTGTTTTCGTCCAAGGATTCTGTATCATCAATCCAAATCGGCAGCTTGATTCCGTTCATGTCCTGCAATCCTTTTAACAAGAAAATTTCCGCAAGAATTCTGTCTCCGTGATTCAATCCATTAAAGTAATCAACGCCATTTACATTGATTCTCAAAGTTTCCTTAATATCTCCGCTCAATGTTTCTTCGCTCATTTTTATTTTGATAAACTCAAATTTCCTGTTTACCATATCCTCCAGAGCTACATTTTTAGCAATGCTGAAATCCTGCAACATATCAATCTGGCGTTCAACGTCCGCTGTTTTCTGCGCCTGTTCCTTAGCGGATTCCTTCAACGAATCAATTCGTTTTTCTGTATTTTCGGTATCTCTGATAATAGCTTTGATTTCAGATTCTTTCTGTGAAAGGTCAGCCTTGTAGCTGCTGATTCGTTCCGTTACCTGCCGCCATAAATCGGTCGATTCAAAAAGCCTTGCTGCTTCTGCTTCTGATTTTTCCAATTCTTCCGAAGTCCTTTTGTATTCCTCCGTTTCAGAAAATTTCATATCGGAAAATATTTTTTCTTTTTCAGAGGAAATTTCCTCTACTCGTTTCTTCTTATCGGAAATAAACGCCGTCAATTTTTCGATTTTCTTGGAATTAAGGCTGAGTTTTTCTCCAACTTCCTCAATCTCGGATTCCGCAGAGGAAATAGCACTTTCTGTAAGCCGGATATTTTCTTCGCTTTCTTTCTCAAATTGCTCTCTATCTTCCTCTGTTTTATCTTCTGGCAAAGGCTGCCCACAAACATGACACACGCCACTTGCGATAAAATCAGCATTTTTCAGCCGCAGGCGTTCTTTTACCAAATCCATCAACTCCTTATTTTTTAAGGCAAGAAAGATTTTGTTATCCTGCAATTTTGTATTTCTTTTGGTCAACTCCGCTGATTTTTCTGAAATTTCCTTATCCAGAACAGCCAATTCTTCATTGATAGCACCGATTCTTTCTCTTTGCGTTTTTGTCTGCTCCTTTTCGATTTTGGATAACTCGCCTTTGAGTTTTTCGATATGTGAAAGCAGGAAAGTGTATCTGTCGATTGAAATATTCAGTGTTTCTTTCAGGTTCTCCATACTATCAATGTTTCCGATAATAACCGCTTTCTCGGATTCCAATTTCTGCAAATCAGAATCATCCGACCTGTCAAGTCTGCGCTGCTCGTAGTCCAATTCAACATTCAGCCTGTCCAGTTCTCCGTTTTCGACAGAAAGGCGTTTTTTCAGTTGCTTCAATACGTCCTCCGTTTTCTTTCCTGCGGTCATTTCGTAAATGCTCTGGTATTCTGCATTTTCCTTGCAAAAACGCTCCACATCGAACCCAGAAAGGCTCTCAACGGCTTGTCTGGCATCCGCAGTCGATTTTTTCAAGGTCGACAAAAATACAGACGCATTGGAACACATTGCAATCGTTTCTGGCGGTGCGATACCAGACAAGAAATCATTGACTTCCGCTGCTTTCGCAGATACGCCATCAAGAATATAAACAGTTTCATTTCCGATAAAAACGCCCTTACGATACTTTCTTTTAGTCACTTTTCTAATTTCGTGTTCAATTCCATTGATTTCCAAAGTAACCGCTCTTTCTATTTCCTTGACAGGCTTTTCTTCTCCGTTCTCATCCACAGGACAAATATTGGTCGGTGCGGTACCGTTAGCAAATTTCCCTGTCATAACATCAAAGTAGGCGTTCATCAGCGTGGACTTGCCGCAACGGTTTTTACCTCTGATTTCCGTTTTCTCGGAAAAGTCAACCTCCACATTTTCAGCCCCCATATAGTTTTTAAGGCTGATTTTTTTCAATAACACTTCCGTCAATCACTCCACATCCTTTCTATACATTCGCTACAGCCAACGATTTCTCCGTCATCCCTTTTATAAAGGTATTCGTATTGCGTTTCTTGGCAGTGCGGACATTCTTCCTGCTCTTTTTCACAGTATCCGCATCTGTCACATTCAGTCTTTATCCCTGTCCTGCATGGGTAAGCCATCATCATCACCGCCAGCAAGCATAGCCAAGATTTGTTCGGCATTCACAAATTTATCTGTTTTCAGATAGGCAATGACAGCCTTTACCCTGCCGCTCAGTTCCCAAAGTTCCTGCAACTCATTCTCTGGTGTCAATTCTCTGCCGTTTTTCATTCTCTCTTTCCTCCCTTTTTCGTCTTTTATATTTTTTTGAGTATTCTTTCTTGTAGGCATCGACCTTCTCTTTATTGCTCTCTTGATAAGCGCGCACGCTTGCTATGTATCTGTCTCTGTTCTTTCGGTAACGCTCCCTAGCCTTTTCGCGAATCCTCTCTTTGTTTTTCTCGTAATAGCTTTTCTGGTATGCTTTGGCATATTCTTTGCGTTCTGAATAATACTTTCTGAGGTATTCTTTTTTTCTCAAGCCTGTTTTGCTTCTCGTCATCCCTGCAATTCTGTTGATTTCAGCGTCCGTTACATATTCCTTACGCGAAAAATCATCACAGATGCAATCTGGGTGCGGACACTCAAAACAGTTGAAATCGCATACAGGCTTTTTCATTTTTCCTGTCCTCCGTAGAACAAACTGCCGATTGCGATTGCAATCATGACGCTGCTCGCGAGATAAAACATCATTCGCCCGTCAGCATTTTCCAGAACAAACACCATGACACAAAGAGAAAGAAGCGTTCCCAGAAACATAGCTGCCCACCGCAGCAGACCACGGCGGATGTAAAACGCAGTCCGTTTCCAATTTCTCATAGCCTCACCACTTCCCCATCACTTTCAAAGAACTGACTGTAGCGGAAACTCTCTGTGTATCCTCCATTAAAAATCGCAGTAAAAATATGTGGATAAAGACCTGTTACCGTTCCTGTTCTTCTTTTTCGCAGGACGTTCGCTCCATGCCTATCCTTGCCGAACTCAAGCACCTTAACCTTCTTGCCTACAAACAGTTTCTTTTGCGCTGTTTCTCTGATTTGTTCGATTTTCATGTTTTGCACCCCTACCTTTGCTACACTCCGGGCAATAATAGCCCTTTTGGGTATCCTGCGTTGCGGCAACGTTCCAAACCTTACCGCAGATATTGCAGGCTACTACTCTTTTATTTGTTGGCGTTCTGCGCGGCAACCCGATTGACATTTCCTATCCCCGCCCTTCTTACTTCTTCTGGTTAAAAAAGGCATACAGGAAAATCAGAATCATCTCCGATGCGATTGTCACGAAAACGCCTGCTACAAATGGATTTACATACATCTTCAACACCTCGCTAACAGACTGCATAAGTTCAGAATTGCGCAAATAAGCCATAAAGCAGCACAAAATCCCAAGGCTTTGCTTTCGTCTTCAATGCAACTTAATGTACACATTACAAAAAGCGAAAATTGCAATGCAATTGTAATGATTTTTATTACAATCATTCCTTTTCCTCCGTATCTTCTTTTTTCTGCTCTGCCATGCTCTCAACTTTGCCGAGGATATAGCCCTTATCAAAATCGGACATCTGCGGAATTGCTTCTTTCAGCTTTTCTACTACCTGTTTTTCCTTTTCGCTCATTTCCTGCACCTCCTTCCTTAAATTTTCTTCCCATTATCGTCAACCGCATAAAGCTCGATAATATGAGGTTCTCCGTCAATAAAATCTACAACCGCAGCAACATGAAAATCGTTTCCAAAGTGCAGCGTGATAACACTTGCGGTTCCACCATCGCTACATTCCGCTGTTTGCTCATGAGCTTCTGCAAACCGAAATCCTATTGAAACATCAAATTCATTTAATTTATCAATGTTCATCTTTCTTTCTCCCTTCTATGCGCAATATTTAATTTCGTACTCGGAGACAATTTTCGAGAAAATCTCCCGAAGCTTCTTATCTCCCTCAATCACATCAATTTTTCTGATACTATTGATTGCGGTTTTGGTCGCACCAGAATTTCCCATCCTCTGCTTCATGTTTCTAAGCCTTGTGCCTAAGTCGCATCCGGCTCTTTGTTCCAATTCTGAATACAGTTGGGTATTCAATGTTTGAAAATCAATTTTGGAACTAAACTGAACGCGTTTAATTTTTCTGTTAATCTCAATCCGCCAATTATCCAGTACAGGTTTAACAGCTTCCTTAATTGTTTCTGTGGTTTCAACTGCCTTTTTCGCTGTTTCATTCGCAAGGGCAATCTGCCTGTCTCGCTCTTTATCTTCCAACTCTTTATTAGCGATGCTTTGCGCCAGCTTTAAGATAAGCTGCGTTTCCGGCGATAATTCCTCATTGACAAGTCGCATTGTCTTAAAATATCCGTTCACAAGCTGTCTTTGAACCGTCCATGACAAGTCATCTGAAAACGGCTTTACCAACATTAAATATCCCTGCTCAGTTAATAGCAAAATTCCGTTCGGAGCTGATACATTGAAGAGGGATTTTGCTTCGTACGTTTCACATACGAAGTAATCTTCCCCTTCTCTGAAACGAGTTTTGTTCCTGTTGAAAGTTGCCCTCGCCGTTCCCTCAGGTCTTTCATGGACCATATCAATGTCTTTGAATGTCACAACTCTCTGTCCTCGATATTCCTTTACCGAAATATCAGTATTTTGGATATGAACCAAATCGTTCATTGCACCATTCCTTTCTGTGTTATAATCTCCTTATCATTTGATAAGGGGGTGAATTTATGGCAAAATGTCCATTGAACAATTTTTCATCATGCCAAAACGATTGCGCTTGGTATCTTCCTAAATCGCAGTGCTGCTCTGTGGCAAAACTGGCAAAATTAAACAGCATTGATGCAATTTCGGAATTAAAAGCAATCCAGAGAAATCTTTCAAGTATCGAAGAACGAATCAATCGTTGATTCTAATCAAAATCGTATTTGCGATTCTGTCGATTTCTCCTGCAATACGGATTTTTACATGAACATCCTGCGTCTTTTTGCCTTCCTCTTCCAACTCTTTCATCTGTCGGAAGAGGATTTCTTTTACATCCGAATCAATTTTTCTTTCTTCCATCGTTTCACCTCCTTCCCTGTTTTGTGGTATAATCCCTTTAAAAAGGAGATTTTCAAAATGTTTCATGATTACGATAGAATCAATAAAATAATGCAGAGCAACTTAGATGCCATGTCCCCAGATTATGAAGAAGGTAAAAGCCCTCTTGAAATGATGGAACACCAGACGGCTTTTCTTGAGAAAACATCTCATGAACTCCGCAATCTTGCTGATTCTGCAAAATCTCAAGCTGAATCTGCCAAAGCAGTCGCGGACAGTTCAAAAATTCAAGCTGATGCAGCCATCGAACAATCCAAATTAGCGAAGGAAACGGCGGAATCGTCCAGAAAATATTCCAACATTTCTGTCATAACATCCATTGTTTCCATCACAATTAGTATCGCAGCCATCATATTACCCTTGATATTGAAATCATGAAGGCTACAATAGAAACCGCTAATGCAACCAAAGAAAAGTAAAATACTTTTTTCATCCCACCACCTCCTTATTTCGTTTGCAATATCATAATAACGCATTTGCGTTATGAAGTCAAGAAAACTTTATTGCATTTGCAATATTCTTGTGTTATTATATTACAAGAAAGGAGGTGTCTACATTGAATGGTGTAAATGAGCGCGTGAAAAAATTAAGGCTATTCCTTGAAATGAATCAAAGTGATTTCGGTAAGAAAATAGGAGTAGCACAGACTTATTTATCTCAAATTGAAAAAGGAGATAGACCAGTAACAGATAAGATTTTTAAAATAATTTGTTTGGAATCTTGGAACGGAAAGTTTGTAAATGAGGATTGGCTCAGAGATGGGATTGACGAAATGTTTGTAAAATCCAAAGATGAGCAGATTTCTGAAATGCTTGGCGAAATCCAAAGAAACGGAAAAGATAGTTTCAAGCGCAGGCTCGTGTCTGCACTGGCTAAACTGAATGAATCAGATTGGGAAGTGTTGGAAAAGCTTGTTGATTCTATCGGAAAAGAGTAATAAAAAAAGTCAATGGAAATGCGCAATCCATTGACTTTCTCTTTTTTATCATCCTAACAACGCCATAAGATATGCACGAATCGCCCTCAGGCGGCGCACATCATCAAATTTAGATATTAAATCGATAATTTCTTCACGAAATTGGCTCATTTTATCCGTACATTCTTCATTTCTTAACATAATTTATACGCCCTTTCTACATTTTCGACATTTTTAGCTATAGACTTTTTATTTTCAAGGTTTACAATAGATATTAGGCGGCGAGAACGCCAATCCAAACGCCGCCCAATAACCAGAACTGCGAGTACCTGTTTTTTAGGTACAAGCTAATTATACCAGAAGGGAGAAGGATTCCATTGCAGTTGACTACCAAACATTCAGCAAAACTTTCCATTCAACTACAAAATAGAAAGGTGTGTGAATTATGGGGTAAAACCGGGGCAATGTATATCGAATCTTAAATCCGAGTTATGCCGCGAGATGCTTCTAAAGGGGTGGAGCGTTGCGCAGCTTTCCATCCAGTGCGATTTATCATACAAGGCTATGTATAATATCATCAATGAGGAACCGGAAGATATGCGGCTTTCCACGTTCGTTAGAATCTGCGACAATGTCGGTATATCTCTGGTAAAAGTTCTGGAAATTTCCAATTCGGAAATTATTGACGATGGGCTGTCCAAGGCTCTCATCACTTGTGGCGGCAATCGTTACATATTGAAACGAATATTTTAGGATTGAGGGGCTTTTATTAGCCCCCTTTCCTTTTTTACCTGTAGGTCATTCGCTCGATACGGTCAAGGATTTTGTCCGCATCCTGTTCTAACTCTGGGAAATATTTTACAATATCAATCGGGTATTCCGGATAATTCCCGACCTCGTTCTTGTAAATCTCCCTTGCTGCGTTCAAATCGTATCGTTCGGAAAGTCGGGTCAAAATACAATGATACAGATAGCTGCGGCTGTTTCCGCTGTCTCTGCAAAGTCGATACATCCTGCCCTTGTTCCTCTCGTACCAGTCAGATACAATCGGCACTCTGGGCGTGAAATCCTCTGCGAGCGGTTCTTTGTAATATGGCTCTTTCTGCACCGCTCTGACCTTGAAATAGGCGTTTACAAGCTGCCGCTGCACCTTCCACGATAAATCATCGGTAAAGGACTTCGCTATAAGCAAATATCCGCTTTCGGTCAATAGCGTTATTCCCCTTGTTGGAACATCAATATTCAAAAGGGACAAATTGTCCCTTTTAGAAATATCCCTTGTCGCAACAATAAAATCCTCGTTTTCGATAAAGTGTTTCTTGTTCCTTGTAAAGTTTCTTTTTGCAGTTCCGGCTTTGTTTCCGTGAACC